GGGGTATTAAACACAAGGATTTGAAATTTCCATATTAACGAGATTTCTACCCGGATACGCATTACTTGCTCCGATTTGTATAATTGATTTTAAACTATTAGATGCATAATTTTGATCAATATTAAATTTATAGTTTTGTTGCTTTCTCCGGACTAAGAGTGTATCAGCTTGTATGATTGCATAAGCGCTAAGTGCGCCGGTGTCGTTCATACCGTTCTGCCAAGAGTTGTTATCACTACTCAGCGTTACAGAATACAAACTATAGCCAGATAGGTTGTAGGAAATACCACTAATAGTCGTAGGCTGGTAAATACTCTGTACATCACCAGGAACATGACCCTGCTCGACTGTTAATGATTGCGTGGTATCAAAAGAAATATTAAGATTTGGTATATATGCTGCAGCGCCATCATTTATATCATAAGAAAACACTGTACCCGATACTTTATTGAGATGGCCAACAAAAAACACCGAATAACCGTACGATTGGGTAGATGTATTAGGACCGGTAAAAATAGAGTCAAACGCCGAGCACGCCGGTGCATAAAGAGTGGCGTTATTTTTTATATAAACAGCACGTCTTCCTGATTTTGTTTCACGCTCGGTTTGATATAAGGGCGAAAAATTTCCGGAATAGAAGTCTGTTGCATACGAGCTTTTATCTTGCCATTTAAGCACATTATTACTACTATTTTTTTGTAGTGTTGGTCCGTCAGCAGCATCAAGCCATAAAATTAAATTATGCTTATAACCTGATAAAGCAGTATTTGGGTTAAAGGAAGATACGCGGTTATATGATGTATCAACTGCGCTAATAATACGCCCTACTGTAAGATAATTAGGAGCTGCAATTTCGAGAATATTTTGCGTCGTTGTTTTATTTGTTTCTTGTACAGTATTAATTAAATGAACATCTTCAAGATCATAAATTGAAAGCGGTGTGGCGGAAATTGTTAAAGTTATAACACTTTTAACAAGATTGGAATAAAAAACTGTAACAGTTGGATTAAAGACTGTTACGCTTGTAGAGCTAATGGGAAAATAATCGTGTGTGACGTTAATAGTATTCGGATCTCCTGCTGAGGTAGGACTACCGATAGTATATTTTGGATTAATAATTCGCGAAACAACCTGTGATGTACCGTCACCAAAATCGTATATAATTTTTGAAATAGAAGAGTACGTCGCTTGTAAGCCGGATGGTGAAAATAAAATTGTACACGGTCCTTTAATAGGATCAAGGGTTTGACCAACAATTATTTCTTCAACTCTACCTTTATACGTCCACGGTGTAAAAAATGTATCATCAGCTGTAACTGGGTAAATAAATGTACCCGTAGTAGCGGTAAAAACACTACTATCAGCTGTTAGTGGGTATACAAAATTAGAATTTGGCCGACCACCATCACCAACAGAAAAAAAAGTATTACCGTCAAGCGTCTGTGGAAGAACATTAAACTGATTATTAGATAGCGTTACAGTACGAGATCTCACAGTAATTACTTATAAAAAAAGTAAAAATTACAAGCTGGTACCAAAGATTAACGTTACCAAATAGCATCTATTTATATAGATTACCTGTATAAAGCAGTGTAATTTACCTAATAAGAATAATGTATATGTAGGTTAGAACTTATTTGTACAAAGGAATATATCCAATATAGTTACCTAATCCATCATAAGCTGAAACCCTGCAGCTAAATGTTCCTAGTGAACCAGCAGCTCCAGTACTACCAGCAAACGAATAGCATTGACTAGTTATATTACACTGAGAACTTAAATTATTTGCATAGGTATAATTTGCACTTAAAGCTGTTATATTAGAGCCTAAGATAAAGGTATTGCATCGGTTGTTTGTATTATTATTATGACCACCGAGAATTGCTGAATAATTTCCCGAAGCTGTATTACCGTAACCACCGGCTACATTAGCATAGGTATTAGAAGCATTATTACTTCTACCACCAGCTATGGTTGCATAATTTCCTGAAGCTGTATTACCGTAACCACCAGCTACATTTGATCTATCCCCAGAAGCTGTATTATACCAACCCCCAGCTATAGCAGAACTCCATCCAGAAGCTGTATTACAAACACCACCAGCTATATTGGAGTCATTTCCAGAAACTAGCTGATGAGCACCACCAGCTACATTTGAAGCCATTCCGCAAACTGTATTATACCAACCACCAGCTATGGTTGCATAATCTCCTAAAGCTGTATTACCGTAACCACCAGCTATGGTTGCATAATTTCCTGAAGCTGTATTACCGTAACCACCAGCTACATTAGAAAAAAGGCAAGAAGCTGTATTGCCTCCTAGAGTAGGTTTAATAGAATATACAACCGAACCACTTGAATACGGAAAACCAGTACTATAGAGGATATTTATAGTAGAAACTGCTACTACGTTAGTTAAATTAGACCCATCACCGTAAAAACGCATTGCACGTATATTACACTGAGAACTTAAATTATTTGCATAGGTATAATTTGCACTTAAAGCTGTTATATTAGAGCCCAAGATAAAGGTATTGCATCGGTTGTTTGTATTATTATCATGACCACCGAGAATTGCTGAATAATTTCCAGAAGCTGTATTGGTTCCTCCACCAGCTACATTTGAAGCCACTCCGGAAGCTGTATTACCACCACCGCCGGCTACATTCGAAGCGTATCCGCTAGCAGAATTAAATTTACCACCAGCTATATTTGAATAATATCCAGAAGCTGTGTTACACCAACCACCAGCTACATTGGATCGGATACCAGAAGCTGTATGGTCATTACCACCAGCTATATTTGATTGGAAGCCAGAAGCTATATTAATAGCACCACCAGCTACATTAGAAAAGGCTCCAGAAGCTGTATTACCCTGACCACCAGCTACTGTAGAACAATTCCCGCAAGCTATATTACCATGACCACCAGCTACATTTGAAACATACCCAGAAGCTATATTGCCCTGACCGCCAGCTACAGTAGAATAACCTCCAGAAGCTATGTTACACCAACCACCAGCTACATTTGAAAAACCTCCAGAAGCTGAATTAACTTGACCAGAAAATATACCAGAGCAGTTTCCACATACTAGGTTTCCAACACCTGCACCAACTATACTTCTACATCCATAGACGTTATTTTGACATCCAGATACAATAGAAGAATCAAAATCACAAAATATACAATTACCTGCTCCACCACCTATAAAGCTGGTTGCACCAAAGGCACAATTACAGAGGCCACCAACAACAGAAGCGCTATCACAAGCACAATTTAGACACCCCCCACCTACGTGGGAATATGATCCGTAAGCTATATTGCAACAACCGCCAGCTACATTAGAAATATACCCAGAAGCCGTATTATGACTACCACCAGCTACAGTAGAATAACCTCCAGAAGCTGTATTTCCTGTACCATTTAATATACTCGAAAAACATCCAGTAACAACATTTACTGAACCCCATGTACCAACACATCCACCGCCTTGACAATAAGCACTCGCTGTATTGTTGTTTACAACACAATAATAGCAGCTATTTGTACCACAAGCACTCTGTCCATTACCTATAAAGCTATTTGATCCACAGGCTTTATTACCTTGGATATCGACATTATATGTAAACGACTGACAGCAATACAGAGCACCTTCGTTTATTCCTGGATAATTTTGACCAATATAACTTGAACATGTATTATCACTATACAGACACCCATCAGCACCTTGATATCCTATATAGTAACAAGAGTTTGTACCAGCTGGTATTGTAGCTGAGCCATTTACAATAGCTGAATAATTTCCTGAAGCAGTATTGCAACCTATAATTGGTTGAATTGAATGAAATCCTGTAGAACAATAAGGGGAACCACCAGCACCCCAACTAGCGCTATTTGAATTAACTGTTGTATAAGTGCTGTTCCAGCTACCACTAGTAGCTGCTACTAAAGATATATTAACAGGAGTTCCTCCCGTGCCCCAAATAGCGCTATTTGCACTTACGACGGTGTATGTACCTTTCCAACTAGCCGATGATGCCGTAAGTGTGGTATAAGCATTGTTCCAGTTAGCTGATGATGCAGTAAGTGATGTATAAGCGTTATTCCAATTAGCAGATGATGTATTAGTAGCTGTATAAGCATTGTTCCAGTTAGCCGATGTACTTGTCAATGCCGTATAGGCACTGTTCCAATTAGTAGATAAGGTTTTAGTAGTAGTATATACGCTGTTCCAATTAGCCGATGTACTTGTCAATGCTGTATAAGCATTATTCCAGTTAGCCGATGTACTTGTCAATGCTGTATAAGCGTTATTCCAGTTAGCTGATGATGTATTAGTAGCTGTATAAGCATTATTCCAATTAGCCGATGTGCTTGTTAATGCCGTATAGGCACTGTTCCAATTAGCAGATGATGTATTAGTAGCTGTATAAGCGTTATTCCAATTAGCCGATGTACTTGTCAATGCCGTATAGGCACTGTTCCAATTAGCCGATGTACTTGTCAATGCTGTATAGGCACTGTTCCAATTAGCAGATGATGTATTAGTAGCTGTATAAGCGTTATTCCAGTTAGCTGACGTGCTTGTTAATGCCGTATAAGCGTTATTCCAATTAGTAGATAAGGTTTTAGTAGTAGTATATACGCTGTTCCAATTAGCCGATGATGCAGTAAGTGATGTATAAGCGTTATTCCAATTAGCAGATGATGTATTAGTAGTAGTATATACGCTGTTCCAATTAGTAGAGTTACCGCCAGCGTCGTAGACGCCTCCGAGCGATGTTATGTTATTAACATATGTGTAATTAGGCGCGGTTGCGGTAATATTAGAGCCGAGAATAAACACACTCGATAATCCGTTAGTAGCATTGTTTGTACCGCCAAGAATAGATGCAAAATTACCCGAGGCGGTGTTGTTCTTACCACCACCTATAAATGAATAGTATCCAGATGCTGTATTGCTTCCTCCGCCCACAACACTCGCTCCCACCGATAATGCTTTGTTAAAGCAACCACCGACGATAGATGCATATCCCGATGTTGCGCAGTTGTAGCTACCACCGCCGACAATAGTATAGCCGCTCAGAGCTTTATTATTACTACCACCAAATACAGCTGCGCATGCGTCTGTTACCTGATTATTCGTACCACCACCAACAACAGAATACACACCTGATGCTGTATTAGATCCCGCTACCGGGATAATAGATTTCGTGCTTGTAATCTGGATATAAGCACGAGTTGAGAGAGGTGCGTAAAGTGTATCTGCGGTAGGTTTGGTAATCCAAGAAGCACTTGTTGCAGTTAGTGTTGTATATGCACTAGTCCAGTTAGCGGAAGATGTATTTGTTGTCGTGTATACAGATTGCCAATTAGAGCTTAAAGAGGATAATCCTGTTGATAGCGTATAAGCATTATTCCACTTTGCCGATGTAGCGGTCAGAGTAGTATAAGCACTGTTCCAATTAGCAGAAGTACTTGTTAATGCTGTATAGGAACTGTTCCAGTCACCGGAAAACGTACTGGTAGCTGTATAGGCATTATTCCAGTTAGCAGATGATGCTGTTAATGCTGTATAAGCATTGTTCCAGTCACCGGAAAACGTACTGGTAGCTGTATAAGCATTATTCCAGTTAGCAGATGATGCTGTTAATGCTGTATAAGCATTGTTCCAGTCACCAGAAAACGTACTAGTAGCTGTATAAGCATTGTTCCAGTTAGCAGATGTACTTGTTAATGCTGTATAAGCATTATTCCAGTTAGCAGATGATGCTGTTAATGCTGTATAAGCATTGTTCCAGTCACCAGAAAACGTACTAGTAGCTGTATAAGCATTATTCCAATTAGCCGATGATGTATTAGTAGTAGTATATACACCGCTCCATACATTACTATTACCACTACTACTGTATATTACGCCTGTACTTGATAGATTATTCGTAAATACAAAACCCGACGCAGCAGCTGTTATATTCGTACCTATAATAAAAGAATTACCACCAGATAAGCTATTGTTATTACCGCCTAAAATAACGAGGTTTGGTCCACTTAGCGTATTAGAGCTACCGTATGACGGTACTATACTAACATTTGTAGAAATACTATTAAAAACTGTAAAACCAGCGCTTGTTATCGATCGAGTTAATGTAAAAAGTGGTCGCCAGGCAAAATTAATTTTGTTATAAAGAATTGTGGTATTTAAATCAATATAATAATCGTTATTTACACCGGCTGTTGTTGGTACACCGTAGCCGGTAAATATTATTGAGCCTCGAGGCCCGGTACAAATAGCTGAAATAGCCGATACGTTGAGTGAGAGTGTTGCTGCAATATTATTGGCCATATAACAAGAGTATTTATTACTAAATCGGTGTTATTTTAACAAAATCATCATCAACCAGATAAGGTGCACCCTCAGGCCCGTATTGTGGGTCAACATACATAAGAGGATTACTACTACCACTGTAAGCTGCGTTATATGTACCGACATTTGTTACACTTAAAAGGTCACCCGGTAGTAGAGCACTAATTGCCTTCACGTACGATATGGTTGAACCCTGGAGCGTAACAGGATCAATATTATAACTATAGATATTATAATCTGGGCTAATTACGTCTGTAAACACGCCATTAAGATTAAAATTTTTAATTTTAAAAATTGTATTTGTTTGAAGACCGGTAGAAAATGCTAATCCGATTCGTATTGATTCAGGCCACACCACGCTCCCACTTAAGTTATAATCTAGATAATTTGTATATACCTCGTCTTGTGGGTTTTTCAAATCTACAAGCAGTCGCATGCCAAAATCAGATAACCGTACACGTGCTGTTTTAAATGCAGGTAATCTATTATCGGTTATTTGCTCGTAGATATTAAACGGTGAGAGTGGATTGTAGTAATATAAGTTATTTGTCGATGTTAAATACGGATAACCGGAAAGTTTAGGGATATACGAAGTATGTGAACCTCTAATAGTAATAGAATTTTTGTTAGTTATTGAAAGCCCTGTACGGCTGTATTTATTGCTACTAAAATTACCGGTAATATCAAAACCTACACCTATAACCCCTCCTAACAACCCAGGAAAATTAATTCGTGTATTGGCCTTGACACCTGAAACACTTGAATACCCTAAGCCCGGGCCCGGACCACCGTAGCGTATCGAGTTAAACGATGTATCAGATAAAAATACGCAAAACCCCTCTGACCCCATGCTAACTGGACCATAACATGCAAAGTCAAACGTGATAACAATATCTTTCGATGGATCAAGATACTTTGTAAAGTAAACTGTACTAGCTACAGTATCGGAAGGTAAAGTATACATATAATATACTTATAAGAGCACTACGATGCGTAAATCGGTATGTAGCCCAGTAAGTTACCGTTTTGATCATATACTGGGAATTTCTTCGTTACAGGGCCGGAAACTGTAGCTTCAATTGAATTACTAATATAGAAAGTTTGTGCAGCAACTACACTACCAGCTACTGTACCCTTGGAACTAATATTGTTAACATATGTATAGTTTGCACGAGAAGCTTGTAGGTTAGATCCTAAAATAAACGTATTATTGAAGGAGTTTGTATTATTACCTGACCCGGCGGCGATAAATGAAAAGCTACCAGATAGCGAATTATTCGCACCACCCGCGATCGTCGAATAACAACCGTTATTTGCCATTAAATTCGAACCACTAACCGGGTATATCGCACTCGGTATGTGGTGATATACGTAATACGGTAATTGGCATACTTGTACAATATTAGATAGATTTGAGCCGTCACCGTATAGCATACTACCACAAACATCACCGCAGGAAACAAGATTACATACGTATGTGGTATTTGGTAAATTTGCAGATATATCAGATCCTAATATAACAGAGCTCGATGCAGACGGGTATATAGTATTATTTTTACCACCTACTATTATTGAATAATCACCACAGTTATTATTATTCGTACCGCCACCTATTACGTTATATACACCTGATGCTGAGTTGTACGAGCCACCAGTAACTACAGATCCGGAATTAGACGCAGTGTTCGTGTTTCCACCACCGATAAACGCATATATTTGTTGTGTACAGTTAGATACACCACCGACAATATTACTATAAGCACAAGATGCGTTATTAAGACAACCACCAGTAATTGTACTATAAACACCGGACCCGGTATTTAACACACCACCGCCAATAAACACACCACTTACCGTGGCTACATTACTATTACCACTTGAAATACCGGAGTAATTACCGACAACACTGTTACCACAGCCGCCACCTATAGAAGAATAAACACCGGATGCCGTGTTATTGCCTCTTACTGGTGCAATACTTTGATTAACGCTACGTATATAAACAGCGTTATTACCGTAGAGCGCACCACTTGCAGATATATCACCAGTAACTGTGAGCTTACTACCGGGTCGTGAAATACCTATGCCAACATTACCACTGTTTGTAATTCTTACTACCTCGTTAGCTGATAAAGTGTTACTTGTAAAGAACACAATATTACCGATACCAGATGTACCAACAACTAAATTACCGGCACCGGCGGTATAGAGATACGCATCATTCGGTCCTGTCACAGAAAATGCTGACATATTATATGTACTACTATTAATACCGACATCTATATAACCAGAAACATCACTACCGGCGTCGTTTGTAGCAATAAAATCCGTCGTGGCACCTGTACCGCTATTAATGTTTTGATGATTAACTTGCGAATACGAGTTAACATTAGAAAAGAACTGGCCACGGGTGTTTGGAAGAGTTGTGCCGATATTGCCCGGGCTCACATCAATAAAATCAAGATACGCACTAGATGATCTTATAAAGCTTTGAGCAGAAATATTATTTACGTACGTGTAATCGCTTGTTGTTGCTGTAATATTTGAGCCAAATACAAATACGTTATTTAAATTAACAGCAGTGTTATTACAGCCGGCAATAAGGGAGTTAGTCGCGGACAATGTATTATCAAACCCGTTAATAATTCCAGATTTTCTACTCTGCACGACGTTACCACTACCACCTACTACATAAGAATAGTCATTTGATACGGCATTAGTACAACCACCTACTATATTTGAATAATCCCCGGTAACGTTGTTACAAAAACCACCGTTAATACTTGAATAATTGCCTAAAGCTACGTTATAATAACCACCACCTATATTAGAATATCTACAAGAGGCGTAATTACCAACACCGCCTGCGACTACAGAATAGTTACCATTAACACAGTTACCACTACCACCGACAATACTTGTATAATTCCCGGTTAAAGAATTAACAAAGCCGCCGTTAATATTTGAATAACTACTACTAACAATACTGTTAAAGCTACCCCCTGCTACTACGGCATAATAACCAGAGAGACTTACATTATTACCTGAAACCGGTACGATATTACCGCTTAAATTTATCGTATATGCTTTTGAGGAAAGCGGTGCGTAGAGTGTATTCGCTGATACATAAGGTATAAACGTTGATGAGGTGTTAGCGTATGCGGTTCCTTGCGTATACGCAGTATTCCAATTAGTAGTAATACCGCCAGTTAACTGACTGTATGCGTTACTCCAAAAAGCACTATTAGCGGTAACAACAGAATAGACACTATTCCAATTATTGGCATCTCTACCTGAAATCGCTCCAACAACACTTACAGGTCCAAGGTACGTTACGTAGGACGAGAGCGAGCTCACACCTGATGCACCATTATTAAATGTTGAACTACCAACGTATGTAAGCGGAATCGCGTAACTAATACCTGAAAGTACTACAATAAGAGAATTTGTAGGCTTAAAGCCAACATTCGCTGACAGAATAGGTGAAGCAATATTAATATTTGATAATGTGTAGTAGACGCTAAAAATACTACCTGACGCACTAAGATTACCATTAACAACGAAATCACCTTGAAACGGCTCCGTATAAGAAGCGATTGGATCAGTAGCTGAATCAGGAAAACCATCCGTTGCTTTAGTATGGTGGTTTCTTCTGTGGAGCTTATTATGAAAGCGTGCGTTATCAGACATAGCTTATGTGATTATTTATGTTGGTGAATTAAGATTAATAGGGATAATTTAATATCTAGACTTTGTATTTTTATAGCTATAAATATTAATGTGTCAATGATACGAATATGAAGCTGCTTTTAGCGGTTATAGCATACATAGTTGATAGAACCCTACCAGGGTTAAGAGAAGATGTACGCGCGTTCTTGTGCTCTATTAAATAATAGGGTGAAGGTTATTACAAAATTATTCCAGCGAAATGCCATATCTGATGATACGGTACAGCTACAATACCATACTATTTTCGGATTTAATACCAATAGCAAGATTGCAGCCTGTGGCATTGATATAGTGTATTGGTTTATTATTTTTGTTGCATATTGTTTTGCATTTCACGCATTAAACGCTATTCTCCTGACATGGCACTGGCTATTAGTTACTCTAGCAAGCTTTGCTGTAGTAGGCTTACCTTATTGCGTTAAAATAATACTATTCGGTCGGAAAGAGTATCCGCTTAAAGCAGCGCTGTTGAGCTTATTTTTAAGCCTACTACCAACTATTTTTGACTTTGCAGGCTTATACTCCGAGACAGGCGTACAAGATAGTCTCAAAAATAGCAAAATACAAATAACTGAAACTTTGTCATATTTTGAAGCAGAGTCAAAAAAAGCTGTACAGCTGCAATCACTAGACATTAACAAACAATCACAAGAACAAAAAGCTGCTGTTGAAAAGACTTTGCTATCGAAAACTATAGATCTTAAAAAACAAATTGAAGATGCAAATCAGGAAGTTATAGATGAGCGACAAGGTGTTAAAGGAAAGGCAGGTGAAGGTCCTCGAACGAAAGAACTCCAGTCCCAAGCACGCAGACTTCAAGCGCAATCCGACATAGAAATGCAAAGTGCTAAAGCAGAATTTAAAAAACAAGCCGACGCTATAGATATAGAAACGCAACAAAAACTACAAGCATTAGAAAAATCAAATAGTTTGCTCGGTGATAAAATTATTTTATGTAAAAAGAGTATCAATACTGTTAACAATTTTAAAGAACTCGATTCCTCTGTTATAGAAGCTAACAGTCTTATTTCATCTATCGCCTCCAATCTCAATACAAAATTTATCCCTGTTAAGATTCTTGGTACTGATAATATTATCAAGGTTTCGTTTACCGCTCTAATTAATGCTGATATAACGGCTCTTGTTTGCTTTCTCTTAGCATTTTTAATGGAAATTGGCGATATTATTATTGTGTTTTCAATGCGATGGGAAAAAATAGAAACTAAACCACTTCTTTGTGATCAGGAAGACCACCTACGTCGTGTAAAATATTCAAAGACCTACGAAGGATATTAACCCTTATACTGCTTAGAAAATTGCTTAGCTGTTGACTGACACCATTTTGTATACGGGCACGTATCACACACGCGACCGGAATCAAGGTACAGAGCTGGTGCAATGCAGGAACCGTTCCTTGTATTATCAGAAACAAATTCCGCTGTAGTAGAATACGATCTACGCTCCGCCGGCTTCCAGGCCTTAACCGTCGCTGTGGCTTCTTCTTCTGACAGTTTTTTATGACGTGGTTTTTTAAGAAGTTTTTGCCTGAGCAGTGATTTGTGATTGATTTCAAACGGTTTGAGATGCGTTGGACGCAGTTGTCTTTGTACTTCCTCAGGAGAGATTCGCTGTTTAAGTAATCGCTTAGCCTCATTCGATACATAGTTCTCCATGAAGGTCGCTAAATCGCCAAACTTCTTTATACCTTTTACTATACCGCCCTTGGATACACGCTTTTCAATACCTGTAACAGTACATGATAGTAGCCTGCTTTTAATAGTAATACTATCACCTCTTGAAGCAATCTCCTTAGGCTTGCGCTTAGATGAACCACTAGCTTGAGGCTTGGAGCTTGTTTTTTTAACTTTGCGTTTCATCAATCTATTATATTATGTATGCTTAAAAGTAATGCAAATATTATTTTTTTCTTGATTTTATAAAAAAATAACTCTACGTTTGAAAAATGCCTTATATTAAACAAGAAGATAGATCAAAGTTTACGGATATGTTCTGCAACATTCCAGAAATTAATACAGCCGGGGAACTCAACTATACCCTCACGATGATTTGTAACGACTATATGGATGATAACGGAAAATGTTATCAAACACTCAACGATATCATTGGTGCTCTCGAAAGTTGTAAGCTTGAATTTTATCGAAAGCAAGTTGCACCGTACGAAGAAAAAAAGATTGCCGAAAACGGCGACTTATAATATCATTTAATAAATCTATGAGCAAGATATCACCAAAAACCATCGAGAAACTGATTAAACAAGGTCGCCTTGTACCTGTTATTAAGAGTACGAACGACGGTAAACACTATCTTGTAGGGTACCGTCGTAAGTCTACAAGCCGTAAAGCAAAGACCGACGTTCTTACCCTCCCTGCTCCTGAAGAGATTGAGCTTCCGGAAAATTTTAAAGTTAATGCTTGATTACTTTTTTAAAGCATTCATTATTTTGAAATACAAACGAAAGGAGGTGAAATAACAATGATCAACTACAATAACAAGAATCTTCGTCCTAAGACGTTTTTTGTTGAGATGCTCCGCAATCGCGACGGTTCCTTTACCGTCAAGAAGGCTCGCGTTCTCAATCGCGCCAACCAGTACCGCCGTACGGTTAAGCGTATCGATGCCAGGGATCTTCGCCAGGCACTAATTACAAACAATATTACTGTTGCGTAATACAGATAATAACACCAAAGCTAAACCGGTAATTATTTCAATAATTTAATTACCGGTTTTCTTTGTTCAACTTTTTATATTTAAAGAGCTCAAACGGTTTGAGACTTGCAGTTCCGTATTTTTTTCTATACTATAAAAACATGCTTAACGCAGACGAAATTAATAAAAGATTTAAAAAAAGCATCGCAAGAGATCCAAATACTCTTGTATGCATTGTTACAGGTAAAGAACGACCGACAAACAGTGAATATCTTGAAGAAAAGGCAAAAAAAGCTGGTTCAAAGGAAGAATTCCTTAAGCACTATATTTGTCGAGATGCACTAACTTTGCTAAAGAAAGGAAAAACTGTCGCCGAAGTTCGAAAAGAACTTGGTATTCACGGAATTACTATTGAACTTGGTTTTGATTTCCTCAAACGCGCTTTAGAAATAAACGGGAAATAAGCTTGTATTCCTTTTCTCGTTCCTTTATTATAAAAAAATAATAACAACACCAATGAAACTTAATATTACTACCACCGAATTCATAGCAGTTAAAGATATTACAATCCCCGATATTTACAACAGGAGGGTCAAATCTTCTATCTCTGAAGTCGATGAGATGTTTGGAGGCGGTGTTCTCCCTGGTTCCACAATTACCTTATCCTCTAAGGCCGGTGTGGGTAAGTCTACGATGGCTCTTCAGATTCTTAACGGAATGGTAAAGAATGGACGTCGAGTTGGATATATAAGCGCTGAAGAATCTATCCACCAGATCGCGTTTGCATGTCGTCGACTCGGTATTGAGGATGTTGGTATCTGTAACGAGAGTAAATTCAAGAACATTCTTCAAATTATGAATGGTATGGAGATGATTGTTATTGATTCCTTCCAAGCCGTCGATAAAGGCAACCTTGACGAGAAGAGAGCTATAGAAATTCTTGTACAGCATGCAAAAGCAACAGAATGCGCTGTTATCATCATCTGCCACCTAACAAAGGGAGGCGTAATGCGTGGGACAAACCTTCTCACCTACGCTGTTGACGTTAATATGAACGTAGAGATTGGTGAAATGCCAACCCATCGCCGAATTTCTTTTAGTAAAAACCGATTTGGCCCGGGCATCGACTACACCTGCTCTTTTACCGGTGGTGGTTATGACTTTACGTCTGTCGATACTTCAAATAATGACGAAGAAAAGAAGTCTAAAAAGGCTGAAAAGAAAGACGCAGCTCGTGAGCAGATCCTTTCCATGGAAGGTCGGTTTACAGTAGCAGATGTTTGCGCAAAACTTAATATCGATGCTACCCGCGCTAGTTATCTTCTTCGTGAGCTTACTGTCGAAGGTAGATTGTTGAAAAATAAACTACGTGGATCTAAATCTAAGTGGAAAGTGAATAAGGTAGAAGCTATTATCACTATACATTAATTATAACAAGAAAACAATATGGCTGGCAAGGGCGACAAATCACGCGTACAAAACATTAAACAATACCAAGCAAACTTTCCTAAGACAACTGGTAAAGTGGAAGGATTTGCTAAGGTTAAGGGAAAGCTTGTAAAGAAGTACTAGTATGATACCTGAGAAATTTGAAGCACGGAATCACAAGCTTCGCTGTGATTTTGCTGATATGGAGGCTTATAAAAAATCATTTCGCTGTAAGTTTAATGACTTTTTGTACGATAAGTTTGGTGTAAGAAAGGTCTGGCAGTTAATTCCTTTTGTTCCTCGTTGGGCTGATGTTTATTACTACGAAAAAATTAAACCTATTTTCTGCCCACAGAACGTACGTTATCGTAAAATTATTCCTAAAACATGGTCTGATGTTTCTTCTCTTATTGAGACAGTAAATTTTGAATTTATTAAAGGGTTCTATGAAGGAGAATATCTTCACGGGCATACAGATTGGGAGGGAACAGGAGAGCATGCTGTAGAGTTTGCTCGTTGGCTAGAGTCAGCTTACGACTATATTACTATTGAACGTCCACAGCTTGAAAAAGACATGGATAACGCCTACCCACCACTCCGTCCTCTTAATGAGATGTTTGTACCGTGTGAAACAGATGAAAGAGGAAAGGTAAAAATGCTAAAGATGGTAGACGACGGTAAAACATACGAGGAAAAATATGGTGAGGTTAATCGTCTTGAGCAACTTATTCAGGATAAAGATACAGAAATCTTAACTCAACTGATAAAATATCGGCATTTCTTTTGGAGTTAAATTTTAACGAATAGTAACTGAAGTAGACAAATGGGGTATCGATAGGGTAATCTTCGTTTGTCTATAATATCAACACAAGCCATAGACTCAAAAGCTGCAAATAAAGTATAAATAATATACATGACACTTATTAACACTCACCTAGAGCCTACTGGTTTAGTGCCAACATATAACAATAATATCATTAAGTGGAGCGGTTATTTTGCTACATCTAAACAAGCTGAAGATCATTTAAAAGAACAGACAGCGAGAATTATTGAAATCGAAGACAAGCTCGTCGTACAATCGATGCTATTTTTTATAAACCGTCATTTTAAGGGATATTTTCTATACAGATTTACAGTCATACTTTGTGAAAAACCTATAAAACATGAAGAGTAAGATATTTCTAGATATGGATGGTTTGTTAGCTGATTTATTCAACACAATCAGCCACAAGCTGTACAACAAGGAATATAAGGTATTAACAGCCGAAGAGAAGCGGGAAGCGAAAATAATCTGGGTAGATGTTAATGAATTTAAAAAACGGTTTGGTGAAGTAAAGGAGTTTTTTGCTAATCTCGAACCGTTCAGTAAAACGAACGATATAGTAAAGCTTGTTGTAGATTTTACAAAGAACAATAATGATGTGTTTGAAGAAGGGTTTTATATCTGCTCCCACCCTGCGAGTATTGACTGGAGAGCGTCGGAAGCAGGCAAAATAATTTGGCTTAAAAAACATTTAAATATCCAACCAAATGAAATGTTTTTTCCAAAGAAAAAATCCATCTACGCTGTCGGTGATAACAGTACACCGAACATTTTAATTGACGATTTCCCACCATACATACAGGCTTGGAGAGATGCAGGTGGTATATCTATTGAGATGAGAACTGATAGTGTTAAAGACATATACACATATCTCACACCTAAGCTTGAACAAGCAAAAATACAACTTAATGAGTTTATTAACAAGCATTCAATACAAGCTGAGTCCTTTGACAGTCTTGTAAGTAAACTACTAGCTGACTTGATTTAAACATAAAGGTACTATAATATATCTTATAGATGATTAAGGTACTTGATAATATTTTACCAGCGCAGGAATTTAAGAATTTACACGATGAAATCATGCAGTTTGATTTTCCATGGCATTACGGACGCGTTGCTAAAGAATCAGAGACGGTAGTTAATTTGCATCAATTTGCTTTTGTAAAACCGGTTATTCTTGATGGTGCTCTTATATATGACCCACATGGTATTATAGAGCGCTCTGTTCGAATGGCGTTACACTATGCTGGTGAAAAAATTACATCTATACTACGTGTGCGCTGTATAATGAATACAGTAGCGGATAATAATTACGACTTTGGCTATCACGTAGACCACACCGTACCACATCGTACAGCTCTCATCTATTTAAATGATTCCGACGGTGATACCGTTCTCTATAATGAACGTTACGTGCCCTCTCTTGCTATGGTTGAAAGGGATAAATATATAACTCAGGCCACACCACCTAAGCTAACAATATGTGAAACAGTCTCGCCAAGAGCTAATCGAATGCTAATCTTCGAAGGTTTACGATATCACAGCGGGTACACACCAACACTTGTACCGAGAAGAGTTGCTATTAATATAAATTATACAACAGAAGCTGAACAAATCCCCATACATACACCATCAACTATTATAGATAACAAATAAAGAAGTTGAATTGTTCGTAATATCATTTAATATATACAAACATACATAAGAACGCTCAATGCAATAATTACTAAATGTAAACTACCGCTTACGAGAGTGTTAAAAACATGTATTGATCTTTGATAAATAATTTTTGGGGGTGAAAGGATTCGACACATAGTTGGATACTACACTGCATGTAGTGGTTGGTCTAAGACGGTACACTTTAAAAATAGACTAAAAGATAAATGCAGAAGATAATACTGATGCTATCTTAGCTGAAGCTGAATACATCTTCAACAATGCTGCCGAGTTTCTCGGTGGTGTTGAGGAAGAGTACCTTCTCGCAGCATAAGAACCGAAAGTAATCCTATTAACTCTTTCGGTGAATCGCAATAGGTTAGAGTGGTATCTACGACACTCGTAAAATAAACGTAGAGGGTGGGCATGGACTCTTCACCATGTCAGGTAGACTAAAAAAGATAGGTTGGTAAGCCATGAGAGCCTGTAGTCAATCAAATCTCAAATTTACCAAAACATGTAGATTGTGTAAGTTGAAAAAGATGTGGACTCGGCTATCGTATGCCGACACCTCCACCATTTTAGGGATTGTAGCTCAGTTGGTTAGAGCACCGCATTGTCACTCTAGGTTAAGCTATTCAAACCGCTCAAGTAGCTAGCGGTATAATCAACCCAACCTGTTACTCCATCATATCTCTTGAACGCGATGGGAGCTATATAAGCCTGGTATCCATCATCAACATTAACGAATGTACCAAAGCAAGTGAAGATTGGAGTAGTTCTACTTGTAACTGTAGAACCGCCAGTGAAATAAGCGTTATAAGCAGACGGTACTACTACATTTGTAACTACAGCTGATGCTGCATCGAGAATTGTCTTCGTGGCAATAAGCATTTGATTTGCTGTAGTGGCGCTCGACAACGTAGTACGTAAGGGATATAACTCCTTTGTTAAGGTCCATTGCTGGAAATCGTTAGGATGCCAACTAGCACCAGACCAGCTATTATTATTTGAACTAGAGAGAGGAAGGGTCGCTGCAGCTACTACAGCTGATACAGCCACACTGACAGCACCGCATGTACTAGAAGGAGCTGTTTGGCCTCTGCGATATATCTGACCTACAGCTCCAGTTGAAGCTACACCAATGTGAGGAGCAACAAGAATAAAGAGCGCGCCACCATCAGTAATATGCGTAGCCCAAGCAAAAACACCTGTAATACCATAATGCGGATACCCCGCTAGCCCTGACGAACTAAAGGGCCCGAGAAATTTCATTGCTTCGCGAGGAAATTGACCTATATTACCTGAAGCTGAAAGAGCACAGACATCATCAGCGCAAATCGATGTTGCCATAAGCACATTAGAAGCTGAAAAACCGGAAAGGGTTTGAATAAAGTTCACTGTGTAGTTAGCGAAGGTACTTGCAAGTTTAGCTGTAGAGAGACTATAAAAATTCGAACTCCAGCTAGCGCTCTTAGCTGTTACTAAAGATGTATATGTAGATTGCGAGATAGGCATAAAATTATGGTGTTATAGCTGCGAGGTAATTATTAGTGTAGTCCGTCCAGCCGGTGTTAGCGCTGAACTTCTGGAAGGTATTTACTTGTGTTAATCCACTGTAACCATCATCGACATTAATCATTGTACCTGTAACAAAATAGACATCCGGTGTACCGACACCGCCTGAGACTGCAGCATATGCTGTAGAGAGGTTTGCATTAATCCAATTGTAAGAAGCAACACGAATCATTTCTGTCGCAACGGTCATTTGTTTGTCGGTAGGTGTGGTGGAAAGAGTGGCGCGATTATTATATAAAATACCTGTTAAAGTATTTTGCTGGTAATCATTATATACAGAAGCACCGGTGAAGATTGGTGAAGTACCGCTCAAGCTTGGTGTCCAACCACCTAAGACAGTATCAATAGCAGCTCTAACAGCACCGCAAGAGGTATTCAATCTACCGTTTTGACCTCTTCTCTTTACAGCACCAATTGTACCGTCAGTTGATACACCGATGTGAGGGGCACTAAAGAGGAATAACGCACCACCTGATGTTACGTGACTTATCCAAGCCGCTAACCCTGTAACACCTGTATGAGGGTAACCGCCAATACCACCGGCCATGAACGGATTAAGAGCTAAAGTCATTGAATCTGGGAATTGTCCGAGGTTACCACTAAAAACAGGTGCATTGATGTCATCAGAGCAAATTGACTCAGCTACTAATACGTTTGAAGGTGTATAACCGAAAGTTGATTGAATAAAGTTTAATGTCTTTGTACCAAAAGTTTCTGATAAAAGAGCTGTAGGATACGTATTACGTACAACACTCAAATAGATTTGCTGTTCCGGTGGCGCGCCGCCATCTGTACTCAAGCTACTTTGACTGTGCTCATTAAGCGCACGCTCTTCAGCCTCCATCATTAATCGCATCTCGATCTCTGATTGTACCATAGCTTCATGGACGAGCTTATTGCGGCGTTCGTTAAAGCTCATACCGCTATATGGTCCGTAATACGGTAGGGGCTGTGGAAAGCGAGAGGAACGAGAGAAATCTTGTCGTTGCAAATCGCTAAGGTAGTTTTGTCTATTGCCACTCATTATATTAAAGGAATACTCTAAGTATTTATATCCTAGAAGTGATAATCTATTGTTTTTTTTAACTTTTAGCTTGTACATGCCTTATAATTCATGCTCGTGTGGTGTAATTGGCAGCTACGATAGAGTTAGGATCTATTACCGCAAGGCACGGGAGCTCGATCATAAAAACGGTCGTGCCGATAATAATAAGCTTGATAACCTCAGACTTATATGCCATAATTGTGATTCACAATCAGACCATTATAAAGGCCGTAACAAAGGAAACGGTAGAAAAAGTCTTGGTTTGATATAAAATATTAGAACGCCCGGTTAGTTTAATGGTAAAACGGTTGATTTGTAATCATCAAACAAGAGTTCGATTCTCTTACTGGGCTCCAATTTTACGTCGGTGGTACAATGGCTGTGCAGCAGTCTCCAAAACTGCCCCAAGTAAGTTCGATTCTTACCCGGCGTGCCATTTTTCTAGTTGGATTTTTTTTTTTTGAGCATATAAAATATAATCTTATGCAACATATACTGGACTGGGTCAACTGGTCATATCTAGAAGACGAGATATATCTGTTCGTACTCATTGCAATCATGATTGTATCCGGAACTATTAAGGAACACGGTATCTTCCAGGATATCTACGGCTATCTTAAATCAAAGTTTAAGAGTAACCGCGTGGTTATTTCTTTGCTTTCCTTTGTCAGTGGTATCCTTCCAATTGAAGGAAGAGCAACCGTTTCTGCCGGTATTCTCGATACGGCGACATCAAACTGTAACTGTATTGATCATGAAGAAGAAAATTCCGATAGTAGAAAAAAGCTTGGTATTGTAGACTTCTTAACCGCTCATCACTTCTATATGTGGTCGCCGTTAGAGAAGCCCGTTATTCTACCGATGGCCGCTTTCAGTATTGGTTATACAGCATGGCTTAGAATGATCTGGCCGTTAATCGCTGTTTCAGCTCTTTTCATTGGTTATTATATTTGGTTCAACGTTAAAGAAGAGGAAGTTGAAATTGTCGAGAAGCCTAAGTTTAATCTCGGTGGCTTCTTTAAGAATGTCGTTCCTTTTCTTTTAGCTATTGTTGGGTATATCCTTCTAGGCGGTGAAGGACCATTAGCTGTTTTTACAGTTTTTGGAGCGCTTATGTCTTATTATCTCGTTCTTACCAAGAACTTCAACCTTAAGAAGCTTAATAGTTATATTAATTGGAATACAATTTGGATTATCGGTATTGTATTCTTTTTATCAGATTACATGCAAGAGCATCATGAATGGATTGAATCCTCAGTAAAGAATCTCGGTGTATCAATGCATACATCAGTCGGGTTCATTGTTATTAGTATTATCACGTTTATTGCATCCTATAGTATGGGTTCGGATGGTAAGTTCGCCGCCCTTACCGTTCTTATGAGTACAATTTTCGGTAAGGAGTATCTTCTCTGGTTCTTTGCTCTTGATTATGCCGGTTATCTTATTTCACCCCTCCATGAGTGTGTTCTTATTGGTAAGCGGTACTTTGGTACAAGCCTCTGGACGTATTATTCAACGCTATGTACTTGGGTCTTGCTTTTACTCTCAACAGCAGCTATCTTTACTTTTTTAATCAAATAATATGAAAAACAAATACATCATACCAATTATCACAATGCTAATTACTGTCACCGCTTACGCCGGTGATACGAAGAACGTAGTCCTCACAACAACTAACGAGCCAATTGAATTCTCAATCGAGCCTCATTGGACTGGTATGTATCAGCGATCAAAGTCTGACGGACAATGGAGTGCTTATCAGTGGAATAATACCGAGGCTCTTTCTGTAGGGACTGACTTTAAGAACGGTTGGGATATTGAGGCTGAACAAGGTGTTTCTCGTACTACAGGTCCAGATCAACAGACCGGTGGATATACTGAGTTCAAGCTTCGTTATTCCTGGCAGCTCTGGAAAAACTGGGAACTTGGTGTTCGCGGTGGTATTGGTGACGGCTATAGCTATACCGATCCCACCGCACTGAACGTTCCGTATTGGTTGTCACAGCTTCGCTTGAAGTATAAGATTAACGATAAGTTGAGTACATGGGTTCGCTATGATGGCGGTAGTGCATTCAATGCAAGCTACGGTAATACATACGTTAATACCTTTAAGTTTGCTCTCAACTACGAGATTGTTAAGGGTGTTGAACTTGGAGCGCGTTACATAACAGCTTTTGGTGAGAACTATCAAGGAAATGGTGTAGAGATGGTTCTTGAGAAGATATTTTAATTCTGAGACGTACATAAAAATAGAAAAGGCTCTATCTTAAGATAGAGCCTTTTTTCTTGCATAGAATTAAATAGCCTATATATTGTAATGATACAGAGTGTTAAATGGCCCTATCGTCTAGTGGTTAAGACATGCGGTTTTCATCCGCAGAACTGCAGTTCAATTCTGCATAGGGTCGCTGTTTTTAAAATGAATATCAAATACAAACTTAAAAAGATATACCCTGGAATATATCTATGTACTATAAAAGATAGATATGACCTAGCAATGACGTTTTGTAGAGTTCAAGAATTCTACGAGTCTCCTTATAAGGAAATTCGAGGAAAGCATTTTAGGCTTCTTGATCTAATGAAAACTTACGTTAAAAAGAGAAAAGAAGAGAGTTTTTTATACCCAGAGCATTGGTGTGGTTTTAATATACCTGGAAATATTATTAAGAATCTTTATTACAGTGATAAACATCGTCTAATGGATATAAACGAATATGATCTTACGATCATGGATATTAATGATACAATATCTGAAAAGACAAACGAGCTCTATTATCTAATTGCATGCGGTGGTGCTGAAAAAAGCACTATCTACCATGAAGTATGTCATGGGCTATATTGTTTAGATAAAACATACAGAGATGGGGTAAATCATATTATTAATAAAATCAAGCCTACAGCTTATAAAAAAATATCAAAAGTATTACTCGATCTTGGATATTGTAAGCAAACACTTAAGGATGAAATTCAAGCATATTTAACAACGGGAGCTGATACAATACACTCTGAAGCTAAATTCAATAAAACAGAGCTCTGTAGTGTAACCGATGTAACGATTTTATTAAAAGCATTTTTTAAAAAATATAAAAAGGATATTGATTTTTAAAAAATAGCTGCTATAAATAATATTGCTCAGGTGCTCAAACCGAGACTAAAGCAAACATATTAACTCGCTTAATAAAGGAGAACACATATGACAACACAAATAACACCATACACAGTCGGCAGGCTTGTTCCTGCCCAGGGCTTGGGATTTAGCCATCTCCCGGCACTGTTTAACGAAACATGGCTAAGTGATGTCTTTAAGGACTTCGACAAAGCATTTGACGTACCAAATGCTGTCTATCCTTATAACATCGTATCTGAAACCGACCCAGACGGTAATCCAGTCACCTACTACATCGAAGTAGCATTGGCTGGTGTTGGGAAGGATAATATCAACGTATCGGTCAAGGAGGGTAAGCTCGTGATCGCGGTTGATAAGGAAGAGGTCGAACATGATGAGACAGTTGTCTTCCATCGTAAGGGTATCAGCAAGAGAAAGGGACAGTTGTCCTTCACTCTTAATGATAATACGGACGTTAAGAACATTTCATCAACATACACAGACGGGCTTTTGCGAGTTAAGGTCCCAACTGTGAAACCGGAGGTACACAATATTAGTATCGAGGTTAAATAAAGTTTACTAAAATCTCTGGATTGAGCACCTGGGGCACTTATAATACACGAAATACCGATTTAAGGAGCGTTGTCTGAGTTGGTTTAAAGAAATTGTTTACTAAACAATCGTACCCTTTAAAGGTACCGGGGGTTCGAATCCCTCACGCTCTACCATAAATACTTTGGCTAGACTCGATTAGGCAGAGAGTAATTAGCGCTTCTTCGACCAGCGGGTTAAAGACCCGGTAGCCAACGAAGACCTACCTAGCATAAATGTTCCTATGACTTTTAAAGAATATATTCGTAATCCGAAAAACAAGAGAAAGATTCAACGCCTTATAAAGCGCAAAAGAAACGAACTACCTCAGTGTACTCAATCAAATCATATGGATACCAGCAATATGTCGTCTCCAACGGTTCTCCCAGCGCAGACAAGCGGTAATCAACCTTCTATAAGTTGATTTTAATCGGTTAAATAGTATATATCTGTATATGTCTACAAACACATCAACAACACTAACCGAACTAACCACTTCTTTTGCTGTTGAAGCAGAAAAGTTTTATAATGGTAATAATGCAGCTGGTGCACGTGCACGTAAGCTTCTTCAAGAGGTCATTAAGTATAGTCGTGCTGAAAGAAAAAATATTCAAGAGACGAAGAACGCACGGAAGCCCGCTAAATCAAAGAGCTAATTTATAAATTAATTAATACATTAAAACCCCTACCTTAAGGTAGGGGTTTTTTGTTACCAGAACTTTACAATAAAGTGAATAATTACGTATAGAGCTACAATCTTAATAGCAATGCGACCAAGAAGAATAAATGCACCGAGAATAATAGAGTAATTTGATTGATTATTATTTGACATATAATTATATTATAATATCTCGTTCTGGGTTATCAATAAAACCTTCTCCAATAAGGTAAGGTATTAATTTTAGTAATGTTGATTCCTCTACATCATCGTCGCTATCAACGTGTTCAACAAATACCGACGTGTCGCCTTTTTGCACTACAACGTCAATGCTGTATCTAATGCCCTGAAACGTAATTTCAAAGCAATTAAACGAACTCACGTTAAGGAATGCGTTTAGCGACCTGCAGCGCTGTTGCTGCAGAATCGATATTAAGATAAAATTTTTTTCCGTTCTTTGTATAAAGAATACCCCAAGCTGTGGAGTTACTCTGCCTATCCTTTTGTATAGAATCAATTCTTTCCCAGCCGTTAATTTCAAATGCAAATTGCGCTTCCGCTAACGTCTGCAAATTCTTTTTAAGGATATCTTCAATCATAATAAAAAAATATAGCTACAAACTATATTAAATGCAAGTAAGGTTTATATCTTTTTAAGTTGGAATTTGGTTTTTTTTAGCTTTTGACCTTTTCTCCAAGTACTGCCGTTGTTATCGCACTCGTATTCAATTTCATTTCCTGCTATATCTTTACCGTCCTTGAGTTTTATTACCCTTGTAACAGTACCTGTAGATTTATGATGCTTACAGTCAGAGTTACAGTTTTCTACCCTATCGCCGGTCTTTAATTCATTTGGCTTTAAGTTAGTTTTCTCAAAAAATTCTTTAAAATTTACAGTCACGTAAATATTTATTTACGCAAGCGGTTGGTCTTCTTTTTATTTTTAATAAACCGACCGCTTTTATCACGAAGACGTGTTTGTACATTGCGCTTACGTTTTCTTGCGCGAATAACCTGAGCGCTCTTTGTAAGATCGCTAGTAGCGCAAAATTCTTGATTGATGCGTTGTATCCACTCTGTATGATTTCGCTCCTTGAGATCATTAAGAGCTGAAGTTGTGAGAAAATCAAGTCGCTTGAACAAATAATTGCGGTTACCGCAATACCCTCCAGTGATCAAATCTTTAATAGCGAGCAGAGCGTTCTCCACGCTATCTACACTACCATAAACACTGTATGGTTCTTCAATAAGGTTTTTCTCGTCCAAAACTGCACGATAAGCAATGCTTAATCGTCTCTCAATAGCTTTAACCAAAAGACTCTCATTAAGGTTTACACCGGCAAAGGGAGAGCTAGACGAAAGCCTTGAAATTACAGAAGTAAATTTGTCGTGTATGGATTTTGCTATTTTTGCTTCAAATGTTGTTAGTGTGCTCATTTATATAAAGAATAAAGAGTGTTACTAGAAATAGCAACTATATAATTTGAATAACTTCTATACCAAACTCTGATGCTATATCTTTAAAGGAATAGTCAGATTTAAATATATAATCACAAGCATATACGATTTTTTTAACACCGTAAGCAGCTAAGGACTTTAAGCAATCATTGCAACAGGCGTGAGTGACAGCAGCTAAGTAAATCTCACCTGGTTTAACCATTCTCAAAGCATTAATCTCCGCATGGATAACACGTTTATGTTTTTCTTCTCGATTATCCCAATTAATCTCTACGCCTGCAGGTGCACCGTTGTAACCGAGACTAGCGACTGTATGGTCATGACGTAATAAACAGCAACCTACCTTTGTTCGCGGGTCTTCGGATCGAAGCGACGCTACCCTAGCAAGCTCTAAGGCATATTGCTCCCATGATATTCGTTCCTTTTTCATTTAAGAAACAAATCCCATTCCGGAATTCCGTGATTATTTTTAATATAAAGAGTAACGGGGATTTCAGCTGGTTCCTTAGGAGGTCTAATAAGTTTTAGATTCGCTTCTTCAGGTGTTCTATTAGCTTTATATGCATTGATTTTCTTATCTGTTATTACGCAATTTAACCAATCCGTCCTACCACCCCGTGAACGGGGGACAATATGGTCGATATTAGCTTCTTTTGGGGTTAGTTTTCTATTTGTATATTGACAAACACCACCATCACGCACCCAAATAGCGCGTGTGGAGAATTTTGGACGCTTCTTCGGTACGCGGTCAAATTTACTGAGAATAATAATTTTTGGTATTTTTATTTGTCCGCGAACAGTGTTAATATACGAAGAACTATTATCGTACGGTAAGGTAATCCAATTACTCCATTTGCAAGGTATCATAGTCTCTGTACCACGAACATCTAACCCTGTAGCAGCATCAGCGTACATCATAGAAAGCGCTTCTGCAGGGGTCTTGGTTGCAATAGCCTGCCAACAGCGATTTAATACTAAAACAATTTCTCTATCTCGTATCATAAATTTAAAGATCTATATGGAGCACGGAATACGTGTGAATGAGCTTAGTATAATTGTCTTGAATTGTATATCCAGTTAAAAGGAATGTTTTATCAGCTTTTAACAGTAAGCGATAACTTGTCTGCATGTCAACATTTATAAGATCAATCCGATCATGTAAGATCGATTTTGTTGGTGTATTTGTTTCGGCTAAACTCGTAACTGTAAGAATAATAGTTATAGCTAGCCATTTGAACATAATCAATACCTCTTTTTGTAATGCCTGTTTTTATTGGCTCTAAATGGTTTTACACCGTAATTAGGAGCATCATACACACGAGCCTGCTTTCGAAGTTGTTGATAATAATTAAATTCTTCTCTTGAAAGAACAACTTTTTCTAGCTTCTCTTCTTTAAACATATTACAACCGAATGCTTTCGGGTTTTGTAGAGCGAATGTATACCTCGCCGTATACCTCTAGAATACCCATAGCAGCTTGGAATTCACGCTGGGACATCTTATCCCAATCCTTAAGCTTCTTATAAGTTTCATCAGCCATCATCTTGTAATGCTTATCCTTATCCTCCTTATCAGCATGTTTGATAGCATCCTTATAAGGTTTAAGCTTGGCTTTATAGTGAATAGCTGTAAGAAGGCTATAGCCTCCTTTCTCTCTAGTCATCTTTTCAATCTTAATAGCACCAGCTAAACGCTTATGGAGAAACTCAAGAAAGGATTCTGTTGTATTCAATGCTGATTTTACAGCTTCCATTAAAGCTTCTAATCTCATAGAATTATTTATGCCTCGCAAGATGAGCATGTAAGGATTGAACGAACAAGCATTTGTGCAGGGTTGGTACTACGCTGATAGTAAAGACTCTTAATACCTTGTTCCCAGGCAAAGATAATGAGTTCATTTACATCTTTAGCCTTTACATCGTGAGGAATCATCACATTCAATGATTGACCTTGATCAATAAATTTTTGACGACCGGCAGCCTGAATAATAATTTCCTTTTGTGAAATCTCTCCAAATGTCTTAAAGACATCTTTTTCTTCCTGTGAAAGAAACTTTAAATGCTGAACCGATCCACCATGCTTAAGAATAGACATCCAGGTTTCATCGTCGTTCTTATCCTTGGATTTGAGTAACTCCTTGAGATAAGGGTTTTTATAAGTAAACTTACCCTTCGCCAAATCTTTGATATAATAATTTGATTCAAGCGGTTCAATAGATGGAGATACCTGTCCAAGAATAAACGAAGACGATGTGGTTGGTGCTACAGCGAGGGTTGTAGTATTTCTACGCTTGTATCCCTTAAGAACAGACGGTTCACCGTATTCTGTAGCAAGCTTTTCTGTAGCTCTATCTGCTTGTTCACGAACTGTTTTCCAAATCTGGGTATTGAGCATTTTAGCTTGCATTGACTCAAACCCGATCATCTTTGATTGAAGAAGAGAATGCCATCCAAGAACACCTACACCTAATGCTCTATGATTGATTGCGAAATTTCGAGCATGCTTAATAAACTCAATTCCTTCTGTCTTATTAATAAACTCTGTCATGACCGCATCAAGAAAATATACAAGCGTCTCAACAGCATCTGTATCTTTCCACTCATCCCAGTGAAGCAAATTCATTGAAGAAAGATCACATACAAACGATTCATCGTCCTTAGAAGGAAGAAAGATTTCACTGCAAAGATTACTCGCATTAATCTTATAATTCTTATCCTTATAAACTTGAGGCTTGTTATTGTTAGCGTTATCGGTAAAGAAAAGATAAGGGTAACCAGACTCAAAACGCTTTTTAATAACAAGTCCCCAAATGCGACGTTTTTCCTTATCCCCCTCAAGCATGGACTTCATCCATTTATCCGATATACAAACACCGATTGAAAGGTTTTGAATATCGTCACCTTCTCCTCGGATCTTCAAAAACTCTTCAATGTCTCCATGATCGATAGGTAGATAAGCTGCAAACGAGCCACGGCGAACATTACCCTGGGAAATATAATTCGTTAATGATTCAAATACTGTAAGCTGATGATGGACACCGGTCGCTTCACCGCCTGAGGAAATAGCTGTTCCTCTTGGTCTAATATCTCCAAAATAACCAGATGTACCGCCACCGACTTTTGACATATATCCAACTTCCGCCATCTTGTATAGAATTGCGTTCATATCGTCTGATACATGAGAGTTAAAGCAACTAATAGGTAAACCTCTAACTCTACCGAAATTGCTCCATATAGGGCTAGAAAGTGAGTACCAGCCTTTTGAGACATAATCTTCAAATTTATCAGCAAAGCCTGGGAGATTAAGATAATGTTCAGCTTTTTCTGCTATGTCTCTAATGCGTTGTTCGGCGGTTTCATCTTCGAGAAGGTAACCACGACTGAGAAACTTTCTCGAGTCCTTATTAAGCCAATAGATATCCTTATTCATGCGTAGTATTTTAATCTCAAAAATTCAAATAACAATTAGAATAAGTCGTCTTCAGAAAAAGATTGGTTCTTTTTAGCATAGCTGGTGGGCTTACTATGAAAAAAATCTGAGAGATTATTACCTAGTAACTCTTCGGAAAACCATATCGTCTTTTTAAGAAGGTCCTTGTCAGTTTCAAAGGCTGTAGGGAAGCCAATTCCCTTAAGAGATTCATTAATTCTTTCTTTAATAAATTCCTTAAGAATAGGAGCTGAAAGCCCTTCTTCTTTGATTCCATTAACCATCCAATCAACAATCTTAGCTTCAGATTTATAAGCTTCTTGAGCTTCGTGGAGAACACGATCTTCAAGCTCCTTATCAAAGAGTTCTGGATATTCCTCTCTAATTGTATTGATAATCTTTGTACCGACAATACCATGAATATTCTCTTCATTACGGGTATACTTTACCTGCTGATCGGTATCCTTGAGAACATTTTTGAACCGCGCAAACCAATTAATAACGTAGAATTGACTAAACAAAGATACATTCTCAACAAAGAGAGTAAAAAGAATAATAGCATACAGATATTGCTTCTTCGAGTCCTTATAAAACTTATGAGTATACTTACGAAGATATTTTACTCGACCTTCAATCCATTCAAGCTTTAGGTTTTCTTCAAATACATTTTCAAGCCCTAGAATAGAAATTAACCGTTCATAGGCATTATTGTGAATAACTTCGGTATTTGCCATTACATAGCCAAGATCTTGAAAGCAGGGCTGAGGTAGATTCTCACCTAACTTAGCCCAAAATGTTTTTACAGCAATTTCTATTTGTCCGATAGCTGATAACACTCGAATAATAATCTCTCTCTCCTGATCGGTCAAATTAACCTTAAATTGCTGAACATCGGATTTAAAACTAAATTCCTTATCTGTCCAGAATCCATTGTGCATTGATTCAATAAATTCATCTGTCCACTTATAATTGTTTGGCTTGCGGCTAATTTGTTCGTCGAATATCTTCATAATCTATTATATTTATTTGGTGGTTTCACGGCGTGTGGATTTCATAAAAAACTTTTGTGGTAAAATATAAACAGATTATAGATTAAATAATCGCTTTTTCAATTATTAAAATTCTGTTTATCAACCCACCCTCTTCCCCAGCCATAATTCACCATACAGCTCCAGACATAATGATATTGGTCCGTAATTTGTTGAGGTCGATGTGTTTCTGTTATATAAGACATTGGCTTTTGGAACGGTGTTATACTGGTAGGCGTTCGTGGTAAACAGCTGCTAGTAGTAACAATGGTGTCTTGTGGGGGTATGGTGACGCAACCTGACAAAATAAGAGTAATTAAGCAAATAAAAAAGCGCATACTTAAGTATGCGCTTTTTTTTATTTTAAATCAACTGCTTTTTATTCAAAAGGAACAGCACTAAGCGAGAGCACTTCAATAGCACGTGCATGTGCTGACTCATTTGTCCATGCCGAGGCAGCTGCATACTCTGTGGAGCCGCTCCAAAGAACAACCGGACGCGGGAGATCTTTAATTCTTGCTACGATTTTTTCTTGTGTGAAGAGATCACGTACAACCTCAATAACAACGCTATCGAGAGTAACTACCTGTGGTTTGCCTACTGTAATATTATAGCTCATATATAGGTATTTATTCACAGCCTATTGAAAATTTTATACTCGTACAAGATTTAACTATCGTTGATTAGGTTTATAGCGTTTTAAATAACTAACAGCTAATTTTTTATTAAAAATCCATGATCTGATAATTTTGTATATCCTGCGTAATTGAATATAATTATATCATATAATTGATCTATAGCGTTGAAGCTTGTTAACGTTACTTGAAGATTATTCTTATCTAAAACGTTATAGTATTTTGACGGGTATTCATATCCGGAAAACGGAGGATAAGCAGCAGAAACTGTATGGTTGTTAGAAAAGAAATTAATAGCTGTTAGACCCGGAAATACTATGCTTCCTGAGCTCAGATACACCTTAAAAAGACTATCATATCTGTATCCTTGCAATAGGAGTGATGCGGTTTGTGGATATGTTAAAGAAATATACTGCACATAATTATTTATTGAAAATAAAGAACAAATAGACTATAAATATTTTTAACCCGGGTATGGTTGAATTTATAAAAAACGCTTTCGCAAACTTCTTTAATAAAAAAACTATTAACGCAGTCCAATACCCTATCTACAAGACACGTACGCAGATAATTGCTGAAGGTCGTGGTGTATACGTACCAAAGCGCTACCATCACAATAGCTCTACTTTAAAGAGCTTTAAATAAAGCATCCAATAGTACTTGTTTTTGAAAAGTACAAAGCAAGCGTTGAGCTAATAGCTGTCGTGACCGATAAGTTATATTCCCTAAAAATGGTACACGGAGAGGGATTCGAACCCACGACAACTCGGATGTAAACCGAGGACTCTACCGCTGAGCTATCCGTGCCTGTTCTTAAAATATATAGGCTAATAAAGAAGAGAGCAAGTATAAAATTAAATATATATAGTGAAACAGCTTAAGAACTTTAGTATAAATCTAGCAGATAACATTGCCTCATTTCTCGGTTCTTGGAAATTTATTATCATTCAATCATCTATTTTATTAATATGGATTTTTATTAATGTTGATAAGATTGTAAATTTTGATCCTTATCCTTTTATTCTTCTTAATTTGTTTCTATCCTTTGAAGCAGCTTATGCTACCCCTCTTATTCTAATGTCCTCTAATCGACAATCCGAACGCGATAGAGAACACCTTATTAAAGATGTTGCTTTAGATGAGGAGACAAATATTGTTATTAAAAAATTAGTTGAAGATATTCGTCTTGATAAATCTGCATTAGAAGAACTTAAAATAGCTTCTGCCGAGAGAGCAGAAATAAAAGCTATTTTACAAGATATACACAAACATCTTCACAAATAAAGTGCTCGGGAGAGGACTCGAACCTCCAAGCCTTTTCGGCGCAGGACTCTAAAACCTGTGTGGTTGCCAATTTCACCACCCGAGCTTAAAATAGTGCATCATGAAAGAGTCGAACTTTCGGCTTAAGAAATTAGAAGTTTCCTGCCCGGAATCCGCCGGATGATGCAAAGACTTTATAGTAATTTTTTATATCTATCAGAAATACCTTTTTGCTCATCTAATTCTTTAATAAAACCTTCATCTTCAAGATACTTTTTAAGACTCTTATAGGCTCGTTCCTCAAAAAAGCCTCGTGATTGCACGGTTAACTGTAACCCATTTAATTCACAATTAAACTCCATTCCACTATACATAATAGTAAAGGAATATTGGTTATGTGTTTTCATTAAGTATGATGAAGCTGGGATGTCGGAGTAGGTTTATAATTGCGAATAAAGTTTCTTATAGGTGTATAGATGACACCCACCGATAATGCAAGTAATATAATAGTAAAACAACCTATTACAAGATACATTTTGAGTGCTTGGAACAAAGTCAGCTCTTGGTTTTGTTCTAACTTCATTTACGCTTCTTACCTGCATCACTACGTTGCGCGCGAACGGAATGGAATCCAATCTTACGCGAACGTGAAGCAAAGCTCTTATTACCAGAATTACTGGAATGTTTAACGATTACGTTTTTAGTTCCTTTTGGCATATTATTTCCTCTTCTTTCCAGCGTCTGAACGCTGGGCACGACTCTTCTGACCGAACATACGACGACGAGCTGCAGTTTCTTTTTGTTCTCTGGCAGCAAAACTACTTTTTGAAGTAGTAGCACCCCAGACTTTTACGATGTTGTTTTTTGTTGTCATAGATTATTTGTTCTGAACCCGTAATATTAATCACGTTTTAAGTAATTAGCTAGCTGCGGTGGGAGTCGAACCCACAAAAACACCTCATTTTAAGTAAGGTCGCGATGCCAGTTAGCGTACGCAGCCATAGCTAAATTTGTTAATACCATTTTAGATAGACTGGCATGCCAGTGCAATCAAAAAATTCATTTTGTTTAAATTCTATACACTTATACGTGCCCATCTCTTCTAGAAATAGCTTATCACCAGATGTCATAGGATTGACATAGCGGTTACCATCTTTGGTAATAGGAGCGTTATTACAAATATATCCAAGTTCACAGGCTGCTTTAAGAAGAGACTTATCCTTACCTGTTCGCGAAACACGTTTTTGAGCACGTTCAATAATTTTGTGAGCTTTTGTAAATGACTTCTGTAAGACTTTAGCCTTAGCGTCGATATCTTTTAGGATATATTGTTTTGCCATGCTTCTATTATATTAATAGCTTAGATACAGGCACTCAAGAATAAAAATAATAATACAGCAAATAATTGCAATAATTATAACTCTCTCACCATTCCATACATTTGTCCAAACACGGTAGAGATTGTTTTTATTCACTAATTTAGAAATTGGTACTCCCGCCCGGTTCTGCCCCGGGATCACGCCCTCATCTAGGACTTCTAGTGTATAAGACTAGTGTTTTACTGTTAAACTACGGGAGCTTATTAAAGCTGATTATACTGGCTTATATATGTGAGGCAAGGATTTTTCGCTGATCATACCAGATATTGCCTCTTTCTTTCATAAAGGTAATAATTTTATTCACTGTTGCATGTTCTAGCTCTGCTTCAATTTTAAAAATCTCTCTAACTCCTTTTATTTTTTCCGGAAGATAAAAATTCTTCGGATACTGGTGTAGTAGCTCTTGCTCAAGCTCAAGTACTTCAAGGGTTGGACCATAGGCAGTTGCCATTATCTTAATGTCCCATAGATCGTATTCCTTATCTGTAAAACGCTTAGCTGCGTCATATTTACCTGTGACACCAAATTTAAAAAACCTCTCCCTCGTTATTTTATTAATAAAACGCGCAAGATACACTTTAATGTTTTTATATTTGAGCAGCTGTTCTTGACCGTGCATCTCTATATAATAGATACACTTATTCTTCTTTACCAGCTAATTTTTCAATTGTTCGAAGGTCTTTTAAATAACGCGCCATTAACTCATCGCATTCAATGCTAAAAGCCTTTAACTGAACAACATCTGCAGATTTGAGTTTAATATCGCACCCTGAAAAGAAGATGTAATCGTTAATGCGCTGGTTTAAATCGCTAATCTGCTCATAGACCCAATCAAGACTTTGATACGCTAGTTTTAATTTCTGGTTCATTAATATTAGGTGCTTTTAATTTACGCAGCTTATCGTATGTAAAATGTAACTTTATTTTGAAGTTTTTGTATGTTTTAGCGTATTTAGGATTATTTTTATTACGAAAAAGTGTTTCAATAAAATCTTGTTGATCATGTAAATAGCTAGGTAGGGGGAAATTTTTAATAGAACGCTCTCTTAAAAAACGCTCTAATAATTGTAAAAAACTTCCTCGTTGACGTTCCCAGAACTTAGCGTTTTTACCTGTCTTGATATGCTTTAAGATAAGATTATATTGACGCTCTAGTTCATATACAATTGATGCTAGTTGTACGGGTAATTCATTCTGACTAAAATAATACCCGCGCTTACTGCGAATAGTTACAGCACCGTCATCGAGAGTACGTTTATGCACAGCTCTTCTCGCTTCTGGTGAGATCTTTCTGTAGTGTTGCTTGGCGTGGAAAAGCTCATGAGCAATTGTATTTCGTTTTAAATTCTCTGATAGATTATTAAAAATCACATAAAAGAGCTCAATTGTATTTGTATCATGTATATACGCGCCTCGAGCACTTATATTAGGTTCGAAGTTAACAACAACAGATACGATACCTTCATCATTTAAAATAGGATCGTGATATTTTATAGTTCCGAGAAAGAACGTTCTTTCTTTTTTATTGTATAATTTATTTTTAGAAAGCTTTTTTTCAGGATTATCTCCAACTGTTACAGGATTAAAAAACGCATTATAATTCTGTAAAATTTTTTCTACTTGCTTTTCGTCTTTTGACGATAGTGTGTAGGTCTTTTTTTCAGTAAAAAGCCTAAAGTTTTGCATACAAGATAATTATCGGTTACGCTTTCTTTTCTTATCTAATGATTTTTGCTTACGTTTACGCTTTTGCGCATTTGTTTCAAATTCCTTTCTACTCCTAACTTCCTCTAATACGTCGTCAATATCCATTTTAGCCTTAAGTCTCTTTAAGGCACGGTCAATAGCTTCTCCTTTATAAACGTGAACAATATGCATAAAAAATAACGTGTATATCTTATTTATATATTAATACACATTACTTCTTATATATATCTTCTAGTGTTTTCCAGATAGTAAAACCTGCCTTTTTGTCATATGTAATTGATCTTAGCATACAGATTTGATACCATTCCCAAAAAAAATACGGTATAAATACACGAAGAAAACACCTATCGAAAGTTGCAAATATCCTCCAGGAGATATCTCCAATAATATAATAAAATCTAGCTAAAAATTTGTATTTCATTTTTTCTTTTTTACAAAGATATTTACCTTAGCGGATTTCATATCCTTTTCAGTAATAATATAGTGAAATGGTAACTTATCGTATTTGCAGTTCTCTCTAATAATTGCGCATTTAAGCACGTGCTCTCGCTCTTCATATGTACAATTGTTTGGAAACTTAACCGAGATTGTGTACATTTCACTTTTTTTAAATCTAGCTGATTTTATTTTCATGTATGTATTATATATGATTAATCTGAAAAAGTAATGGTTTTTAAATGGAGGAGATGACCAGATTCGAACTGGCAGTATCTTCTTTGGCAAAGAAGTGCATTAGCCGTTATGCTACATCTCCGATCTAAGCAAAAGATCTCGGTATTAATACCGAGATCTTTCTTGTTACTTAGGCATCGAGCGTCGCTGAAGCGAGATCCTTCTTAAACGGATCCGGTGCTACAGCCTGGAAGTCTGGACCGTTGAAGAAGAGACCGGACGCAAGTCGGTTAATCTCCATCCTCATTGCAATATCCTGATCGGATAGACGGTGTGTTGCAACGTTCGTCAAGCGATTGAATACATCATAGCTATTGACGTTAGAATTTGCTGTAGCCTTCCAACGAGCGTTTTGCTTCCGTGCCTCAATACCAATTGAACGATAACGACTAGAGATATCAACAGTCGGAAACACTTCGCTAGCAAGATCCCTATCGAAGTTTGCAACAACATCATGCGCATCAAAGTACTCACGAAGTGACGCGTTATTGTTCCTAAGGCGGTTGCAATAGGTTATAACCTCATCAACCTGCGATGTAGGTCCAACATACTTCTGAACCTGACGATCGAATGTACGCTGATTAAACTCATCGGAATTAATGAAGCGCTGAGACATACGATGAGCAGCAACCATTCCGTTAGAGCAAACTAGACGAAGGAGATAAGGTGAAGAGACGAACTTATTCAAATGGAACTGAAGACTAAATCCTGCCTTCCACATATCCTTACCGTCACTGAATACGTCGATATCAGCATCTGGGTTCTTGAAATTAATATTGATGCAAATGTTCTGCGCATCAAAGTTAAAATCTTGAAGATCAAGACTAGTATCGGTATTTTTCAGAAATTCTTCTGTAAAACGAAGACCACTTGAAAGATCAATTGGCTTCTCCTCTTTTATACTACGGTTTAAGACTTGTGTGATATTGTTGTTCTTACGATCGTAGACCGCGGTAATAACCTTATCCTGCTTAATGTTAGCAAGAGCCTCATGAAGAGGTTCCCACTGGGTGCGGTCATCCTTAATTTCGTTAACAAGGTTTTCCTTAACGCCGAGAACACCAAGGAGAGACTTCAGGGAAGAAGACTCCATCTCTGTGTCGTTATTATAGAACTTATTACCGTTCTTGTGAATGTTTCGAAGGTTCAACGGTACGAGACGAAGGTCATCGACTCGTGATTGAACTTCCGAACGCTTGCTTACGAACTTTTCTATTGTAGTTGTGTTACTCATGACCCCTTTATTATGGCGGAATTTAATTCAATATCCAGGAAAAAAATTAAATTCCGGAATTTTTTTTGAATTGCTTATGTAACCACTTGATGAATTTATATATTCCGCAAGCTATGTAGCAGAGAAGACATACGGTAACGAAGGGAATCAACGTTAAACCAAGGAAAGCACCTTCATCAGGCGTTGTCATATGATTATTTATGTTCAGAGGACTACTTTAAAAATGGACCCCGGTCTCGGTAACGCTCCGAGCATAGTAGTTTTGCAGACTACGAACTTCACTTGCTGTCTCACCAGGGATATAAAAAAATGGCGGAAGCTGAGAGATTCGAACTCTCGAGGGCTTTTTAGGCCCCAGCGCTTTTCAAGAGCGTGTCCTCGACCTACCGGGCAACTTCCGTATAATTTATATATTATATAGGAACCTCTTTTATTGGCAATGATAGTTTTGAAAACGATTCGCGGCTTTTGCAGTTGCATTGCCTTTATTCTTCTGACGTGCTTTTAATGCTCTAGCTTTCGCACAGGTTACTTTACCCTTTATCTGTCGCTTAAGAATGCCAGGGTGGACGGGATCGTGAATAGATTTCTCTGTTACTGAATTAAAACGATTTCCTATTGCTTGCTGTGTTTTACCGTACGCTTTTAAAGCTCGAGCTCCCTGCACGGTAATTTTTGCTACAGGCTTTACTTTTCTTAATTTTAATAGATTAATAAGACCAGCAAACGGTATAACACCTACTGCACTAATACCTGCATTGATAATATGTTTCTTTTTTTCGTCTTTCTCTTTTGCTAATGCAGCTCGTAGGGTAGATATTATAGTATTAGCTGCATTAGCAAACGAACCAACTTCTGGAACAAACCCTATAGTATCAAGAGCTGTTTGAAGAACATCTATAGGAGTTACAGCTTCGGTTAAGTTCTTTCGATGGGTTCTCTTATACCATTTACACCACCCGTCAGGATCGATTGAACCCGCTACAGCTGTACATTGATTTGGCTCTCTCCACATTGTGCAATGTTTACATGCTTCGCCTCTTACAGGATGAGCTACGTATTCAGCTTCAGCCTTACTATGCTTCTTTTTTTCCTGTAAAAATTCCTTAAAGGTCATGAGATTAGATGTATGTGCCCTTTCTTCCTTCTTTTGAATAAATGCAGAAGATAGCGTTACGAACTTTTTGATCAAAACGGCCCGGTCCACCGCTCTTATATACAGTCAATACAGGGTCGTAATCTTCTTTCGGTACATCGCCATTCAACCATATACGGTCACCTGTTAATTCGTATGATCCGTCGCTTAATGGCTTTAAACCAACAGTGCCTTGAATAATGCAATGGACGTTATCGACATCAAAGGTTCCGGATCCATAATCTTTACCAAAGCATGCTTTAAACTTTAAGTTCTCGTCTTTAATATCACGCTTAAGAGTACCGGGGATCATTAAAAATTCACCTTTCTCCGTCTTACTACCTTGTTTAGTTAGAATCTTTTTAACATCATTTATAAATGCTCCGACTTCAGGGTATGTTTCGTTAACGTAGTCAGTGATACCTGACCAGCGCTGAAAACCTTTAGGTGACGGTAATCCGTTTCTTGCATTATCCTTGTGTGAAATGAAGATGACTTCTTGACCTTGAGCGTTAATGATCGAAATATCTGATTTCGGGAAATTTCCTGTTGTGTTTCTCGCACCTACGCAATTCTCGTAAACATTGACTCCAACCTTAATAGTAATCGGATTACCTTGACCGAGATCTGTTATCTGACTTTGCAAGTTTTCTGTTTGCGCTACTTGTTTCCGCTCTCTATGAAAGCCTAATCCACCAAACTCTTTTGTTTTCTCCAATTTATTGAGCAACATCTTATTTCCATCTTTCGTTAAGATAAAAGGTGTGTCGAGGGTATGCTTTGATTTAACGTTTTTAAGCCAGTTTTTATCTGGTACTATAACTTCCTCACCTGCGTTTCCTGCGAGTGAGAATGGTGTACCTGTTTCAAGCTTCTGAATAAAAGCTTGTAATCGCTGTGGGTATTTGTTTATATCAGCTTTTTGCAATGTCTTTTCGTTAACAAAAATATAATCTTTAAACGTCATCATAGTGTATTTATAGTATATACTAGATAGTTCTTCGTTGGCTACCGAGTCTAACAAAATTATTTATAGGTACTGAATCCTACAAGTTACCATCATTACACTTGGATTATCTAATATTATTTTAGATACTTGTTTTTATTTAACAACCAGTCAAGTAGCGCTTTTTCCCAACCAACATCTTTACCCGCACGTTCTGACATATACCATTTATTGTTTTCAATATGCTTTTTTTCTTCTAAGCGCTTTTGATAGAGAAGTGTTTTTTCTATTTGAAAATCACTCATATACTAATATTTATAAAAAAAGAGACGAGGGAATTTGAACCTCTGAGACTAATGATGGTTGTTTGTATTTCCTAGACACTATTTCATTTAAATCTTTCCGTCGCTGTATTTGATAAAATTCAATAAGATGCTTGTTGCTGCAATATAGATCGCAGATACGTTGCTATACATAAAATATACATTTAACTTATACGCAATCAACTTTATTTTACATTATAAGTGTTAAACTACCGTGTATTGCGATATTGAAAACATATAAAATCATATAAATAATGGTGTGCAATATATAGACGTCACACTCAGTAACCGTGTCTCTTTGTCTTTTTTAGAGACGGTGGTTGCTGGGAATGTGATTTTTTGTAGACCTTTAGAGGAAAGTCTTAATAATATTTCGTTAATCACTACAAAAGATGGTGAGTTTATTCATAATTATATAGAAGAATCATCAGGTAACTATCTTGTAACAAGTGTCGCTCTCGATGATGGTACGGTTTTTAAAGATGTTCGCTTTCAACTTATTACCATTGAGGAAGGTAAAGAGCTACCACCATCAACAATTAATCTTACATCACTCGGTACGCCGTCAGCGAATGACGTTTTAACGCCTACTCAATTAATTGAAGAAGAGTACATACTACCTTCTATAGATGAAGAAAATGATGATTTTAGCGATTTACATAATATTTCCTGTAGTGTTGATAGCAGTGAAGTAATACAAAAGGTCAAAATATTAGAATCCAAGCTCATTGCCGAACAACAAAAAATCGAACAAGAGAAAAAGGCTTTCGAAAAAGAACGTAAAACATTAGAAGCTGATAGAAAACTTCAAAAGACGTTAGAAGATTATAAAGCTGAATTACTTGATGAATCCTTTCATATTGGTGAGCATCAAAAGAACATATTAGAAAAGGCCGTTAACGATCTAAGCATTTCCTTTCAGGAGCAATTTGACAGCCAGCAAATTAATGTTAATAAGTATCTTGACACTCTCAGTCAAGCTAATCTTACAGAAGTCAAAGAATACCAGGACAAACAGATTGAATATATTAAGGGAGAAATTAATGTTCTTCTGACTGAAAGACTAGAGGAAAACGCTACTGCAACAGATAAGCTTCTTCTCGAGCGTGCTTCAACCCTCGAAGCTCTTTTTACAGAAAAAATTATTACCGAATTAGAAAGTCACAGGCGTGACGTTGAGAGTGAGCTTAGTAATATTACAACAACAATAGATGGACTTGTTGAGAAAAAGCTTACACTTAATAATGAAGCTGTCGATCAACTTCTCGTTAATCGGTCCGGTATCTTACAGGATCAATTTAATGTAACAGTTACAGAGCAGCTTGATAAGCATAAGGCAGAATTATTTGAAGAATTTAAAAACACATCAACAAAAACCGCTACGGTGCTATTTGATGAAAAAACGAAAGAGCTCAATACAGCTCTAAAGCTCGTTATCAATGAGCACCGCGATAATCTTAACACAACAATTGATCAAAAAATTAACGAGGTTAGTACCTCAGTTAGTAAATTTACAGCTGACATTGAAGGTAAGCTCCCAAAGCTAGATGAAACGATAAAGGATATTAATAAGAGAATTCAAACGCTCGTCGTTGAAAAGCGTAATGTTCAACTTCTTGTTGATGATGCTAAGAAGTATACAGATACAAAAGTAGCTCAAGTTTCAGAGGAGGTAATGAATTACGCCCGCCGTATTCTTGATCTTGGATCCGGTGGTGGCTCGAACGCCGTTCAATACGCTAACGGTGGTACAATGAATGGTAGTCTTAATGTTACCGGTCAGTATCTTTCCGGTGGTGTCGATTTAGCTAGTATATTTTCCGGAGGCGGTGGTAATCAAACTCTTACCTTTAACTCTACTAACGCAAACCTTTCTATTAGTAACGGAAATACAGTTAGCTTATCTGCATTAAGCGCGACAGGTAGTGCTGGTGACCCTGCAGTTAATTCTCTTGTTCATTCAAATAGTGCAAATTGGAATAATAGCTATACAACTGTTAATGCAGGTAGCGCTAACTGGAATAGTGCTTACGGAACGGTCTCTTCTTTAAGCGCTAATTGGAATTCTGTATATCAATCTGCTTCATCTCAGCCTTTTACACTTGTTGATTCAACAAGCTCTATTCAACCTATACGGGGCAACAATACAGCTTCTGGATCTTATTCTTCCGTTCTTGGTGGTACAGGGAATACAGCTTCTGGATTTTATTCTAATGTAGCTGGTGGTAAATTCAATTGTGCGATAGGAGCTAATTCGTTTGTTGGCGGTGGTGATACAAATTGCACTACAAACGCGAATGATGTCGTTGCAGGTGGTGACCATAATTGTGCAACAGGAGGTGCTTCGTTCGTTGGTGGTGGCAGATTGAGTACAGCATCAGCTCAGTATGCTACAGTTGCTGGTGGTAATCAGAATTCTAGTACTGGCTATGGTGCTTCTGTTCTCGGTGGTCAGAGCAATACTGCTACCGCAAATTACTCTAATGTAGCTGGTGGTGCCGGTAATAGTGCTTCTGGAAGTTATTCCTCTATTGTAGGCGGTCAATATAATGCAGCATACGGACCGAGTTCTGCAATTTTAGGTGGATTGTGTAATACTGCAAGCAATACCTATACCTCTATAGGTGGTGGTAGTTTTAATGTTGCCGATGGTTATGGGTCTAATATTGCCGGTGGTCAAAGTAATTACGCTAGCGACGGTTATTCATTCGTTGGAGGTGGTTACAGTAATACTGTACTCAAACATCATAGCTCTATTGTAGGTGGGCAGAATAATTTTATAGTCGGCTGTTTTTCATCGATTGTCGGTGGTTTAAACAACACGCTATCTGGAATTAATTCCTTTGTCGCAGGTGGTTCAGCTAATAACTCAGGATTTAATAATACATTTATTCTTGGAACAGATATTGTTGCACCTTCAGCAGATTATACCTACGTAAATAATCTCTCTTCACAAGGTAACATAGCTGCTGCAAATATTATAATTAATAAATCGCCATCGACATTTATAAACCCTGTAACAGCTTCTGGTTCATTTTTGATTATAAATATTAACGGAGTAAATAAAGCTATACAACTCTGGGATTACTCGTCTTAATAAAATATGTCCTTACAAATAGAAACACAGTCATTTCAGTTTAATAGCACAGTAACAGGGTTAAGTTCTGCTAGATTTAATTCTGTATCAGCTGTATCTCTCTCTGGCACTCACTACGGTAATGGATCTAATCTTACTGGTCTCTATCAAGGATCTGATTTAAAAGCTCTTTCTGGTAATTGGCAGAGTACATATGGAACAGTCTCTTCTTTAAGTGCTAACTGGAATAGTGCTTATAATGTTGCTACAGCCTATCAAACAGCTTCTGGTTCATTTATTACAGCTGTTTCTGGGACTGCTAATCAAATTAATGCTTCTAAATCCGGATCTACAGTTACCCTGAGCTTACCTCAGAGTGCTGTATTCCCAGGAGATGTAAACATTATTGGTAATTTAACAATAGCAGGATCGGCTACGTACATCAATACTAAAAACCTTGTAGTAGGTGATAATATTATCTACTTTAATGATAATAATTACGAAAGTAATGTATTGGATGTAGGTATTGTATCACACTTCACCCAAGCCCCTCTTGGATACAATCATACAGGATTGGTTAGAAGAGCTGGTGGCGGTGTACCAGGGATTTGGACGTTATTTTCGGGGTTAACTACTGAACCCATTTCAGCTGCTAATCTTGATTGGAATGATAAAAACATTGTTATTGATTCATTAAGCGCTAACTTAATTGGTAATGTAACAGGTAATGCAGACACTGTAACAAATGGTGTTTATACAAATGGATCTTATTCTAATCCTTCTTGGATTACATCTTTAGCTGATACAAAAATAACAGGACCAAATAGAAATAACTGGGATAGTACCTATACAACTGTTAATTCCAATAGTGCTAACTGGAATAGTGCTTATAATATTTCTACAAATTATCAAAGTACTTCTAGTTCTTTTGCAACTAATACTTTACTTCAGTCTACATCAGCATTATTAACTCCTTTAACACTTACTAATTCTTTAACAGGTCAATTAGTTCTTAATACTACTTTAAATTCACTTTCAGGTAACTGGCAGAGCACTTATGGTACGGTCTCTTCATTAAGTGCTAACTGGAATAGTGCTTATACCTCTTTATCAAATTATCTACCACTCTCCGGTGGTACATTGACGGGTGGTTTATCTGCTCCAGCTCTTTCTTCTAGTTATCTTTTCGGTACAGGTACAGAAACTGTTCTATCGGATGGATTAGGTACTAATGATTTAGGAAATGGTAATAATACATTATCGTTAAATTTCTCCGGTGGTGTATTTGTTGGTGGTAATGGTGTATTAACAACACCCGGGGCAACAATTACAAGTCTTACTGCTACAAATATTACTGTTACTAATACAACAACCAATACCTTAAGCACACAAACTCTTACGGCTACTAATATCACAGCTAATTCTGTACCAGTATATTCTTATCTTACTAATGATAGTACAGCTATAGGTCCAGCGATAACAAATTATGGATTGACGACATTTAACCTAGTAGCCAATGGGGTGTATGAATTATTATACGATTTGTATTACACAAAAAACACAGCTGGCACTGTTTTATATAGTTTATCGTCCAATAATACGTTTGGTTTTGTTAATGCTGAAGTAGTACAAACTATCAATACTGGTGTTACAACTTTCTCTGCACCAACTAAAGCATATTTAATTGGTGCAACGGGTCCGGTTGCAGCGTTTGCAAACGCTACTGCATCGTTAACAACAGGCGTTAACCATAATGCATGTATTAGATATATCATAAAGGCTGGTAGTTTGGGTAATTCTGTATTTCTTGCTACAACAGAAAGCTCCACAACAATAACACCAAAACAAGGTAGTTTTGCTAAACTAACGAGAATAGCATAATAAAGATATGCCTACTCATTTTATAACAAGAGACCCACTACCTATAAGTGTATGTGCTCTTGTAGTAGGTGGAGGCGGATCAGGATGTGGCGGAGGCGGAGGCGCTGGTGGTATATTAACTAGTAGCTTGTCTGCATCTCCTCTTACAAGCTGTGCTTTCTATGTTTATGTAGGAGCAGGAGGGGTTGCAAATAATGGGCAAAATTCTATATTTGGTTCATTAACAGCAATTGGAGGCGGTGTTGGCTCAACGGCGAGTGGTTACACTAGTGGTTCAAACGGTGGATCCGGCGGCGGTGGTATTTATGGTGGTTTAGGTACTCTAGGTCAAGGTTTTTCAGGAGGTAGTGGTAGCGGCTGTTATAACACATGTTTTGGTTATGGTGGAGGTGGAGGAGCAGGAGGAGTTGGTTTAAACGGAAATACTAATGGCGGGGGGGGATCTATACCCTTTGGAGGTGCTGGTGGTATAGGTATACAAAACCCTATATTAAACTCAACAATTGGTCAATTATCAGCAGGTAAATATTATATCGGTGGTGGTGGGGGTGGTACACAAGTGCACCCAGATGTTAGCCCAATTATAGGCGGCTGTTGTGGTCTTGGAGGTGGAGGCTGTGGAGCTGTTTTACTTCCCAATGGATCTTATGTAGCAGCTACAGCAGGTACACCTAATACAGGTGGAGGTGGCGGTGCTGGTGGTAGTACTAGTTGTAATGGGGGAAGTGGAGTTGTTATTATGCAATATAAATCACCTTCTAGAAAGCAATTATTTTCCGGGGGTAATACAGTAACCTCGTTTGCTAGTGCTGGTAGCTGTTATTTTACACATACTTTTACAACAGCAGGAGCATCAACAGCTACATTTTCCGGTTATACTACGAATAATGCTAGATTAATTAATCGCATTCCGTTTATGGTTAATTATTTAGTAGCTGGCGGTGGTGCAGGTGGCGGCGGTGGAACAGCATCACAAGGCGGTGGAGCTGCAGGAATAGTAACAATCGGTACGCTTGATACTCTTCGAAGCGGTATACCGTATATACTATCTGTCGGCGGCGGTGGTTCCGGAAACAGAACCGGGCCCGGTAACGCTAATAGCGCTACATCAGGTACCGGTTCTATTTTCCATACTGTTACAGCTACTGGCGGTGGTAAGGCACCTGGTAGCACCGGTGGTAGTAATGCACGTTATACAGGCGGATACAGCAACGGGAACAACGTCAGTAACGGTGGAGGTGGTGCGGGCGCTGGTGGTAACGGGCAAAACGATCCAGGTGGATCCGTTGGAGGTATCGGCGGTATAGGTATAAGCACAACAATTACCGGTACGTTATCTACATTAGGTATAGGTGGTAATGGCGGTGGTCAAAATAATGCGGATGGTGCAAGCGGGAGACAGAATACCGGTGACGGAGGTGGTGCCGGCGACTGGAGTTATTATTCAAACAGCAATAACTTCGTCTATAGTTCAGGAAACGGTGGATCAGGTATTGTTATTATTCAAGTACCTACATATGGGTCATATTCTTTCGCCGGTGCTGTTTCATACACAGTATCGACAGCTATAGCTGGATACAATACATTAATAATTAAATCAGCTCCAGCTGGATCAACTATAACTTTTACATTTACCAATTAATATGGCAAACTTCGCACAACTTGATGAAAATAATACCGTTACAGGTGTATTCCCTGTTGATGATTCTTGGAATAATAGAGAAGACGAATTATCGGCTTTATATGGATATACGCTTAAGCAAACCAGTTATAACACTTTAAGGGGCATGCGTGTTAGTGAAGATAGGTTACCTACTTGGACAAAAGGCTTTCGTGGAAATTATGCTGGAATCGGATTCACTTATGATTCAAATCTAGATGCCTTTATCCCTCCAAAACAGGAAGGCACTTCTTTTAACCCTTCTCTATATAGCTGGGAATCAAATTGGGTTGCTTTACCTAATGGAACATATTGGGCTATGATTTATAAAAATGCATCTAGCTCTATTAGTTCGACCATCTTAACAGAGCTTTATAGTATACCTACAAATAGTCTCTCTAACCCGAATAGAACATTACTTCAAATGACTGGTACCCCGTCTGGTGATTGTTACGCGGTTATAAGAGATCCTATTGATCGTTTTCTGTCAGCTTATACATCTAATAAACACGGGGTACCACAGGATTCAAACTTATCCGATCTAATTGACTGGATTATAGTTCAAGATCCACAAGCTCTCGATCTTCACTTCAGACCACAAACACTTGTTATCAAAGATGTAGAGAAGGTAAATTATTTTGCTTTTAATAGAGATTTACCCGCTCTTGCTACAGCTTTAGGTCTTTCATCGCTACCTACTATTAACCTGTCATCACCAGATTCGAAACCAGCATTAACAAACGAGCAAATATCTAAACTACAAGCGTTCTACGCTAATGATGTAGATTTATATAACTCGTTAATAAAATAGTATATGGCTTTTCATTTTATATCTCGACAGGTGATATTTGCAAATTATCTTATTGTTGCTGGTGGTGGCGCTGGTGGAGGCAATAACGGTGGTGGTGGTGGTGCAGGAGGATTACTCTCTGGATCATCTATCAAGTTAACTCCAGGTATTTCCTATCTTGCAATCGTCGGATCAGGGGGAGCTGGTAATAATTCTAATGTAGGGGCAAACGGTACAACATCATCTTTTTCAACTATAACAACTGTTGGTGGAGGAGGAGGTGGAACCAATCTCGGCGGCGGTATAACTGGAGGTAGTGGCGGTGGGGATGGTGCCGGTGGAACAGCAACTCCGGCTGCTGGTACATCTGGCCAAGGAAACGCTGGTGGACAAGGTACTGATTTTAATAATTGTGGAGGAAGCGGTGGTGGAGGTGCTGGTGCTGTGGGAGCCGATGCGACAACTAATGATGGTGCTAATGGTGGAGATGGATTATTAAGTTCAATTACAGGAACACCTACTTCATACGCAGGAGGTGGCGGTGGGTGTACAAATCAAGTTGTTTCAGGAACTGGTGGATCAGGAGGTGCTGGTGGAGGTGGTAAAGGAACTAATGCTGGAAGAGGTTTAACCGCAACCTCCGGAACTCCGAATACCGGTGGAGGCGGCGGTGGTGGTGGTGCATATAACGGAAAAGGTGGAAATGGGGGTTCCGGAGTTATAATTATCTCTATACCTACTTCAAATTATTCAGGAGACAATAACATCACTACAGATAGAACAACACCTGCAACAATAAATACCCAATATACAAAAACTATAAATGGTTCTAATACAGTTATAACTTTCTTAACAACTCTTTATTATACAGCATGAGTCATTACGCCCATATTACCAACAATATAGTCGATAGCGTTATCGTTGCTGAAGCTGATTTAATTGCTTCGCTTCCTGATGCGCAAGATTGGATACAAACCTCTTATAACACTTTAGGCGGGTTACATTATTCTCCTGACACAATGCAACCAGATAACGGTATAGCATTGCGAGGTAATTATGCAGGAATTGGTTTTACATATGATAGAGAATTAGATGCTTTTATACCCCCTATTCCTGATGGCTATTTATTGAATACATCGAATTACTCTCCAGAAGCTTTTTGGGTAGATTTAAATAATGGTAATTCATGGTGTAAAATAGCAAAAAACGCTTCTTCCTCTATTGAAGACGCAATTAATAAAAAGTTTAATTTAATAAAATTTTCTGCAAGACCAACAGGAACTTGTCATGCGATTATAAGAGACCCTATTGATAGGTTTATTTCCGCGTTTGCTATGAATTTAAAAAGTTTACCACAATTAGATATTGATTCTTTTATTTCTTGGTTAATTTCTCAAAATAAAGAAGGGGTAGATCCGCACTTTAGACTACAAACTTTATTTGTTAAAAATATATCTAATATTACATATTACGATTTTGCAAAAGATCTCACACCTATTGCAAATATATTAGATCTTGATAACCCTCTCCCCTTTCTTAATAAAGGATTAAATCTTAAACCTGTTTTAACATCAGATCAAATAGCAAAACTACAACAATACTATGCTGATGATGTGGAGCTTTATAATAAAGTCTCTTCTACTTAGTATAACCAAAACCTTGCTGATACCAAGAAAAGATAAATCATTATTATGTTACAGGTGCTAAATTGTCGTAATAGCGTACTAGAATTGCATTACTTTTTAAGTAAATAATAGCGTGGAACAAGATCCGTTATTAAGCTTTCTATCTAATCTTTCCCAGAAGATTAATATTGAGAAAGAGCATAAAGCCATTATGGAAGGGCTTGAAGCCCCGGAAACTGTTACCCCTCTTGCTGTTACCTTAGCTAATTTACTATTAACAAATTTATATGCTCGTTTTATAGATTGCAAGAATTTCTTATTTGTATTGACATGAAAGCTTCTTATGATAAATAATCACAAGCTTTCACATGTCAGAAGATATTATTGAATTTTATAAACAAGCGAATAACGCTAAGTCGGTAGAAGAACCATCTACCATTGAACAAGTTAGCGAACAAGCTACTGTAGTTGTAGAAGCTGTTGAAGAGCCTACAGATCCTTTCGCTCGTTTTCTATTAACTCTTAATAAAAATCTAAAAGAAAAACAAGATCTTATTAAACAGCAAACAGTCACTGAAACGGTTGAACCTGTAGAGGAGCCTGTAAAAGTTGAAAAGGTCGAAGCTGTGTCCGTTGTTGAAGCTACAGAAGAGGATCCATTTAACAACTTTATTGACAGGCTTCAGACAATCGTTAAGAGTAAAAAGGAGCAGAATATTAAAGATGCTGCAATAGGCTTTATAACTGAATTAAAAGAAAAGCCAGAAGATGAGCGTAAGAAGGAGCTTCAATCAATAATTGATAACGACGTTAAAGAGATAGAGGTACAAAAGGAAGAGCCGGTCGTTCAACCTGTTGAGTTAGAAGAGAAAAAGCCTGTAGAGGTAAAAACCACGGTTAAAGCAGAAGACAGTGAACAACCATATGTCAAAGAGTTAAAGGCAATAGGTGAAGAAAAGAAAGGTCCGAAGAAGGTAACAAAGCAGAATGATATTAAGACTTTGATCACTCAGCAGGTCGAGCTACAGACATCGAAAATGCTTGATGATGTTAAAGCTTATGCTAAGAGAATTCTTGATCTCGGTGGAGGTGGTGGTTCTGTAGCTCAGCAGTTTGCCAACGGTGGTACGATGAATGGTAGCTTAAATGTTACCGGGAAGTATCTTTCTGCAGGTGTTGATTTATCTAGCATCTTTAGCGGCGGTGGGGGTGGTTATGGTGATCGATTAATAGCCGGTCCTTCATCTCTTATTCTCAATTCTGATGGCACTCTGCAATTCCCTAATAATATCATTCGTTCAACTGACGATACGGAGATTATATTAGAGTCTGAAAATGCTTCTCTCTCTGCTTATACGCAAGTTGCTTTAACACCGCATGGTTTTATTGCGTATGATAATGGCGGTGATTCGATATCATTTGATAGTGTTAGTAATACGATTGTCTTTAAGACAGCTGACAACTATACATGGACATTAGATGACCAGGGTAATATAACAGGGCCTAGTAATACGCTTAATGTAAGCGGCTCTATTAATACTAGCGGTAATATTCTTTCAGGTGGTAGAAATCTCGATCAGATTTTTATTACCCATGAAACAGATAGTCAGACATTAACATACAATCCTTCTTCCTACAATTTATCTATTTCTAACGGTAATACAGTATCATTAGCTTCCCTCAGTAGTGTACCGGTTGACCTCTCTTTCCTATCAGTATCTGGTAATTGGAATAGCGCTTATGCTTCAACAACAGCACTAAACCTCTCATCTAATTTCTGGAATACGGCATATACAAATTTAGTATCAAATTCGTCAGCTTATTTGAGCGGATATGATTTAAGCTTCTTAAGTGTATCAGGAAATTGGAATTCAACCTATACAACTGTCGGTGGTAATAGCGGTAATTGGAGTTCAGCTTATAATGTATCCACAGCCTATCAAAGCGCTTCTAGTTCATTTATTCAAAATGTAAACGGTACAGCTAATCAGATTAATGCTTCTACAAACGGCTCTACTGTTACATTAAGTCTTCCAAGTAGTGCGATATTCCCTGGTGATGTATCGATTATTGGCAATCTTAGCATCGCAGGTTCTGCTACGTATATTAACACCGATAATCTTATTGTTGGTGATAATCTTATCTATCTTAACAACGATAATTACGGTAGCAATGTTCTCGACACAGGTTTTGTGTCCCACTTTACACAAGCACCTCTTGGCTACAACCATACAGGCTTAGTGAGAAGAGCCGGACAAGGTATACCAGGTGTTTGGACTTTATTCTCTGGATTAACGACAGAGCCTGCTTCTGCTTCTAATATCGATTGGAATGATAAGAACCTAGTTGTCGATAGCTTGAGTGCTAATCTAATCGGTAATGTAACAGGCAACGCAGATACTGTTACTAACGGTGTATATACGAATCAATCATACTCAGATCCTTCTTGGATTACATCTTTAGCTGATTCTAAGATTACAGGGACTAAATTTGCTACTAATACAAATGTTAGTACACTGACATCTCAGCTAGTTAAAAATACAGATTTTAGTAGCTACCAAACAAGTGTAGCATCTTCTACCGCTACTTTATTGCCAACGAGCGTGTATCAAAATGCCTCTAGCTCATTTGTACAATATACTGCTATTAATTCTGTATCAGGTAACTGGAATACAGCTTACCAATCCCTTTCTACAAATCCTCATATTCTCAATCAATCGCTCTCCTCGACAACAACTCTTATTGGTTCTAATACAGCTAATAATACATTCTCAGAAGTCTTAGGAGGTCAATGTAATTTAGCATCTGGAACATATTCAACAATTGTTAATGGATTCAGTAGTTGTGCTACAGGTTATGCAACATTTGTAGGAGCAGGGTCTGGAGTATGTGCTACAGGCAACTATGCTGTAGCTGTTGGTGGTAATAAGAATACAGCATCAGGTAACTATAGTACTGTTGCTGGTGGTAGTTCTAATACAGCTTCAGCATGTGCAACTGTGGGTGGAGGTTTGGCAAACAATGCATGTGGTGCAAGATCTGTTATATCAGGTGGAAGTAACAACAATATTGCATCAAATGCAATCGCAGCAGTAATAGCTGGTGGTAGAAGTCACACAGCTTCAGGTAACTATTCAACAGTTGTTGGTGGTCAGTGTAATACAGCATCAGGTGTTTATTCATCTATTACTGGTGGTTTTAAAAACACAAACTCAGGTAGATATTCCTTCATTGCAGCAGGTTCTGGTAATGATACTAAGGGATTTGCTAATACCTTTATCTTAGGTACTGGTTTAAGTGCAAACCAAGCTAACTTTACATATGTTAATAACCTGAGTTCACAAGGCTTAGTATATGATGCAACCAATAATAGTAGTCAGTGGAATAATACATATACTTCTTATAGTACTAATTCTGGTACATTCTTAACCCAAGCTTCAGCAGCTTCCTTATACTCAAAACTTTCATCCCAAGCCTTTACTCTTTCTGGTTCATCAATTGTTCCATTAACAGGAAGCAATATAGTATCTGGTAATTATAATAGCATTCTTGGTGGACAGAATAATAATATTGTTGCTCCTGTAATATATCAATTATCTGCTTATAATGCTGGAAGTTCAAACTTCAATGGAGTATATACCTATTCAAATCCATCTTTATATACTGGTCCTACTTGGGGTTTATATTATACAGGTGGTAGTAATGGTGTTTGGTATTTTGGTAGTGGAGGAGCCCAAGCATATCAGTCAAGTTTATCTGGTTTAAGTGGAATAACAGGTCCATATATTAATATATCTGCCTCAAACCCCCCACCAACAGTAAATATTCTGTCTTATCAATCATCAGTAAATAACACAATTGTTGGTGGAAGTAACAATACATTATGTATACCAACAAACAATTCTGTTAATTCCTTTATTGGTGGTGGTAGTAATAATATAATATCAGCAAATAATTCCTTTATTGGTGGTGGTAATAAAAATACAGCATCAGGTTGCTATAGTACTATTGTTAATGGTAATAGTGGAAGTGTTGCAGCACCATATTCCTTTGTAGGTTCTGGTGTCTGTAATACAGCATCAGGTGTTTATTCCCTCGTTGGTACAGGTATTTGTAATACAGCATCAGGTAGATACAATACACTCATTGGTGGTAGATTTAATTACAATCCATCATTTAACTCTGATATTCATGGTGGTGCCTTTAATCATACTGGTGGATGTATTCCATCAAACCTTACAACAGCTGCTTCAATATCTGGTAATGGCTCTCGTACAGCACTGATTCAAACTGGTATTGGTTCATGCTTTAGTAATTCTGGTACACAAAATGCTGTAACTCTTGTTTGGATGACATCAGGTACAGCCAACTCATCTTTATCATCAGCATGCTTTACAACAGCTAACATTTGTACTAATGCTGCTAACTGTATTATTATTAATGGTGATTATAGTACCTGTACATCATCTGGATTAAGTGCATGTAACATTTGGGTCTATGATAGATGTGTTAACTTAATTGGATGTAATAACTTTATTGGAGGTGGTGTTTTAAATACAAACTCAGGATGTTATGGTACAATTGGTGGTGGCTTTAGAAATTTTGTTGGTAATTCACCTCATATTACTATTGGTGGTGGTTTATGTAATTGTGCCTCTAACTGTTTAAATACAATTGGTGGAGGAAGTTCAAATGGTATTCTTAGTAACTATAGTACAATTGCTGGTGGTATAAGTAATAAAATTTGCTCAGGTACCTATGCGACAATTGGTGGTGGTATTAATAATTTGATACTTAATGTTAGTTGTAATAGTACAATTGCAGGAGGAAATGGTAACATTATAACATGTGCAATAGCTGCATCAATACTTGGTGGTATTAGTAATACAGCATCAGGCATTTATTCATCTATTACTGGTGGTTATAAAAACACAAACTCAGGTAGATATTCCTTCATTGCAGCAGGTTCTGGTAATGATACAAAGGGTTTTGCTAATACCTTTATTCTTGGTACTGGTTTAAGTGCTACCCAGATCAATACAACTTATGTAAACAATTTAAGTGCTCAGGGTATTGTCTATAGCAATCCTCCAGTATTCAGTGGTTATGGTACTAAAGCCATCACATTCCCAACTAGTGTCTGGACTAAAGTAGTTATTGATACAACAGAAACAGATACAAATAATAACTTTAATACAACACTTAATACAGGTTTCAGTGGTAGGTTTACACCAACTATTGCTGGTTATTATCAATTGAATGGCTCTATACAGCTATCAGTAGGTGCACCTGCAACATCATCTGTAATATTTGCTATATACAAAAATGGTGCTGAATTTAAGAGAGGCAGTCGTATGCCATTAAACACAGCTGGTGTTGGATTAACAATATCCCAGATTGTATCAGCTAATGGATCAACTGATTACTTTGAATTGTATCTAAACCAAGGTTCATCAAGTACAGTAACAAACGAAAATTCTGGACCAACCGTTGGTCCTCAGTTTAATGGAACGTTTGTAAGGAGTCTGTAATAAATAATATTATATGGCAACACTTATTCTAGAACCTGCAAGAACAATCGACATTGATACAAATAACTTTTCCCTTAGACAAGTTGTTGATAATTCAGCTGAAAAAATCATTACAGCTACTATTGATAATATCTGGAGGGATATTGTCCTTTGGAGAGGTGCTGAAGAGTATGCTTTAGCTGGAATATGGACTAATGAATCAGCCCTTCAAAGAGCTAAAGAGCTTATTGATGCTGGTACTGTCCAGTTTGCATAACTCTTACTTGGTATAACCAAACCCTTGCTGGTACCAAGAGAAGGTATTATCAATCCAGTCACATACCTGTTTACCTAAAATTTGATTATAATCAGGTGTCAAAGGTTGAACCTTTCTTTTAATTGTGTGTAAGTCCTTGGTTAGACCATAGACAGAATCATCCTCTTTAATACTCTGTTCAACATTATCAAAGTCATGCTTATAAGGATTGAGTCCTAGATATTCATAAACTTTATTCATTTCTCTGTCTGGATAACTGGTTAAGTCTTCTGCTCTTATATAAAGAACCTCTTTATTGATTCCTTCAAGAAAGCATTGTTGTAATCTCTCCAGGGCAAGCCCAACAGGGGG